CATGCACTTGTTCACCACGTTGTAGTCCACGCCCGGGGTCGGGATGAACGATCCGATGCGGTAGACGATGATGATGAACAGGACGAAGAGAATCTTCTTCCTCAACTCTTTGGTCTTCAGGGCCTGGATTAGTGTCCTCACTGGGGTGAATCTCCTTGTTGATGTTTGAATAAGTTGCGTGGTTTTTATGCGGCTTCCGACAGTTGGTCGGCCATGTTCGCCTGTCGCATGCGATTCAGCATGTCTTCCGTTTTCCTTTGCACACGGTTGAAACGTATGGTTTCCACCGGGCCGGATAACGGTCGATACTCCACGTCCAAATGAGCACCCTCGAAAACGGCGGACAGGACCGATCCCATGCGGACACCGTTGTCGATTAGCAGGTCACGGGCGATTCCACGCCAATCCTTGTTCGTCCAATGTTTCAGGGCTTCCGTGTAATGCTCATGCTTGTAGAAGCTGAGTAGGTCGGCTGGAGTGGATCCTCTCGCACCATCGTCGCGAACCCATCCTCCGTCCCGGTAGATTCTTGTGGTGGGTTTGCCGCTGACGACCAAGATGAAACGTTCGTCGGCGATGCTTGCTTTCACGTCGGCTCGATAGCCGTGGTCTTTCAAGGCGGGAAGGATCGCCGCATATTCACGGCTGAGTTGGTCTGGATGATTCATTTTTGCCCCCACTCCAATTAGTGCCGGTCTATGGAGGTGGCAGGGATTTTCGTGGCACTGGCTTCCGAAGGGCTCATTGTTTTTCCTCTTTCATTTCTATGTGAACGTATTCAGTATAACAGGCAAATGGGAAAACATTTTAAGAAACCACCCCCCGCATGCGCGGGGTAAGTGACACGCCGTGTTTCGCATTTCGCTTGACTTTGGTTTATCCCCGCGCGTGCGGGGTAGATTTGACTGCCGGCCATCACGCACCCGCTTCCAAGGGTTTATCCCCGCATGTGCGGGGTAGATGAGACCAACCAAGTCAAGTACTTGCACGTGCCAGGTTTATCCCCGCGTGTGCGGGGTAGATTTCCGATCTTCATCCTCGACCTGCTGGGTGTTCGGTTTATCCCCGCGTGTGCGGGGTAGATACGGTACAGGTGAAACCGTCCTTCTTGGAGACCGGTTTATCCCCGCGTGTGTGGGGTAGATTACGGAACTTCAAGATATCGTCGGCATCACGTCGGTTTATCCCCGCGTGTGTGGGGTAGATTTGGGCGGATTATACTCCGGGATCGGGGTATAAGGTTTATCCCCGCGTGTGCGGGGTAGATGGCTCGTCCCCGTCCCCATCAAACTTGTGCTCAGGTTTATCCCCGCGTGTGCGGGGTAGATTCGGCCTCGCTGTAGGTGAAGTCCTTGGTGGCGGGTTTATCCCCGCGTGTGCGGGGTAGATATGATGCGATCGAGCCAGTCGAAATCCCAATGGGGTTTATCCCCGCGTGTGCGGGGTAGATTCAATTTTTGCGATATCCGTCACGCCAACGACCGGTTTATCCCCGCGTGTGCGGGGTAGATTGTGGTGGCGCTACATTGGTGAGTCATGCCGACGGTTTATCCCCGCGTGTGCGGGGTAGATGCCAGCCCCACCAAGGAATGTAGATGCCGTCACGGTTTATCCCCGCGTGTGCGGGGTAGATTTCATGAATCTGAACTGGGTTTTGTAATGAGTAGGTTTATCCCCGCGTGTGCGGGGTAGATTGATTCTCCGGTATGGGAAAGGACTTGGTGTTCGGTTTATCCCCGCGTGTGCGGGGTAGATACCACACTGCCATTGCAGACCTGGGCAAGGGCGGGTTTATCCCCGCGTGTGCGGGGTAGATACATGAGACATCTGTGAGATTATGCGCAGGCGCGGTTTATCCCCGCGTGTGCGGGGTAGATTCATAGGCCTCCCGCTTGCTCATCGGAGCGTTCGGTTTATCCCCGCGTGTGCGGGGTAGATAGTTTAGTTTTCAACGTTTTCAATGCCATGCGAGGGCTGTTTATGCAAATTGCGTACCTGTTTTCAGGCCGTATTGTCTTTGGCTTTAGGCGGTCTGGACATTAGGATGGTTCCGTCGAAAGCGGTTATCGTCTTCTTTCCGTTTTGGCTGCTGACATGTAGCTGATGCTGGGAATGCCATGCCATCGTCGCTCTGCCCGTACCGAGTTCCGAGAGGACTCGTTGCCAGAGTCGCGTACGTATCCGGGTGTTGAGGTCTCCGACGTATACGCCGCTGCTGATTTCCACCATCCATAGGGACAGGTGTCCGCGCAGTCCTTGTGGAGCGCTTTCGAGTCGTATCACGACGGTGCCCACGATTGACCGGCTTTCCCGTATCGTTGCCCGCCAGTCCAGACGGAACAATTGTCCTCGTTATCGGGCTCCTCCGAGAGGAGAGTGGAAACATCATGTACGCAACGTTCCAGCAGTCTGCCGTCCTGCATCATGTCGCGCATTCGTCGTCGTGCGATTCCGTCAACCAGGCTGGGAGTGCAGGCGTGCAGTCGGAAAGCCAGCGGGATCGAATACTCCGCCTTGTACAGGTCCGCGATGTCGAAGAGGAACGAGCGGCGGTTGTGGCAGTGAACGAAACCGAGTGCCGGACTGCATCCCAATGCGGTGATCGCCGCATGGACTACACCATACAGGCAGCTGTTGGCCGTGGATAGTGCGATGTTGACCGCTCCGCCACGGTCATCCCATTTCCTGCCGTGCCATTGTATGTCGTTGCGCTTCGCCTCAGCCGTGTACAGGGCTGCGACTCGGGTGCCTTCCATGCCGAGCAGTTGGCGCGTCGTCGTATGGGACAGATCTTCGCCGGGGAATCGCATCGCGTACATTCGTCGGGCGACCATGAGACGTGACCTCTCGTTGGATACGAGTCTGGCCTGCTGTTCCAGAAGTCTGGTGGAGCCGGTGAGTGCGGAACCGCTGCAATAGTGGCGGACTCCCTGCTCTCCGGCCCATACGATGATCGCGCCGGTGTCGCTTGCCAGGACGACGGAATCGTGCGTGATGGTTGTGCCGGGCCCGAGCATGAGCACCGCGATGGTCGCGATGGGCAATTGGGTTTCGCCGTTCTCGTCCGCCGCTACCAGCGCATTGTTCATGCGTTTGATGACGCACTGCTCCAAGTACAGGTAGGGTATACGTTCCGCCACCCGTGGCAGGTCCGCCGGCGTGAAGTCGCTCATGGCTTCAGCTTTTTCTGCGCTTCGGCTACCGCATTGAATAACGGGTCAATAGCATTGGAGTAGCGTGCCTGGAATACTCGGTTGTTGGCCGGTTGATCCCAGTGTGCTTCCGTGCCATCGATGGTTTCGACGTGCGCCTGTTCCTTGCCTTTGAACGCCTGTTCCAACGGCTTGTCTACCAGTCCGACTCGGATAGGGCCGGCTGGTGGGCAGGCGCGTCGTCCTAGGTATGGCATGTATACGGGGTGTTGGATTGCGGCTCCGATTCTGATGAGGAGTCGCAGGTCCGTGGATTCCAATCCGACGGTGAATGTGGAATCCTGTAGGTATTCCTTCGTTTCCAAAGGGTTGGGTTTGCCGTCAGCTCGTTTGCCCATGGTTTGGAAGTCCGTCAGGCGTGGGCCCGTGTGGACTGGTTGCACGCCGAATCGGAGGGCTGCGAGGTCGCTGATGTCGCTTCCGCGGGCACGTCCCAAAGCGGATGCGACGAGTCCGATGACTCCGCTTTTGGTGGGTAGGCTGCCGGTGTTGCGGTGCGTGTACCCGTCTTCGGCGGCCCATGATTGCAACGGGCCTTTCAACTGGAGCAGTAGGGTCGGCATGGTGATCAGAGCGCCTTGATGACGGTATTGGTGGTCTCGCTGACCAGCTGGGGGAGTGTGAGCAACATGTCCTGCTGCTCCTTGTCCATCGCCTTGCGCGCGTTCAGGTCGGCCATGGTGAACGTGTCGGTTGCGGCCAGACCATACGTGTTCTGATAGTCGGCCTGCTGTTCGAGCAGTCGCGTCACGCTGGTGGGAATCGTGTCAGTATTGACCGGCTTCTCGTAGGCTTCCACGAGGTTGATGGGCCGGTCGGTGCGGATTACGGTTTCGATGAACGAGGGGAGCGTCTGATGTCCGAAACTGTTCTGCTTACCGGACGGGAGGCTCAATGCGAAGGCGTTCAGGAACGTGGACAGGGCGAGCTGTACGGCTTCCTTATCATATCCGAGGTTATGGTTCAGCAGGTTCACGTCGATGCAGGCGTAACGGTAGAGGGTGGCGCTCAAGTATCCGGTTTCACCGATCATGCCGGCGCCGCTTGTGCTGTCGCAGTCGTCAACGGCCGAGTAATAGTCGTTTTCCACGTCTGCTCGGTTCACGCTGATGGCGTGCGCGAACTGGCTGGCCGCATCCACCACGTACTCGCTGCCGGTGCCCTTGTCGCTGCTGGCGCTCATACGTCCGAAGAACGCGATGTCGATGCTCTGGTCGGAGTCGAGCAGCTTCTTGATGTCCGTACGATGGGAGGCGATGGACTTCTTCGAATCGGCGCTGCCGTATGCTTCCTCGGCGTATTGGGCGAGTTTCTGCCATTGCTGTTCACCGAAGAACTGGAGCGCACTAGTGCTGCCAGGTCGGTTCTTGTCAGAGGGAAGGCCGGCCGTCTTCATCAGTTCGCCGGTGGCTTTCAGTAGGCGCTCGTCCTCCGGATCACGGTCGAGGCGTTGGGCGATCATCTTGGTGAACTCACGGCTGCGCGAGCCGAGCCTGCCGGTGTCGAGGGTGTCGCGGAAGTTGCCGCGAATGGCCTTCTTCCATGCTTGTGAGCTGACGCGCATACGTGGCACACCACCGTAGATGGCGGTCTTGGGTCGTCCGTTCTCGTCACGATTGAGATTGGCGGGCGGAAGGGTCTGGATGGCGTGGATGTCGATGAACAATCCCATATTGTTTCTCCTGATATTTGGTTTTTTGGTGGATGGTGGATTGGTTCCGTTTTGTCCGTGGGGGGCTGTCGGGCGGGAAGCCCCCGCGAACGATGGTGAGGACTAGTTGAGGTAGGCGGGCTTTTTGCCCTTCGACAGCGCGACCAGAACGAGTGCAGCGAGACTCGTGGCCTGATCCGCATCGAGAGCGAGAATCGCGTAGGAATATGCATCCTCCATCTTCCCGTCCCACCATGAGAGATAGGCGGCGACGGCAAGGGGATGGGCGCGGTACTTCTTCTCCGAGGCAAGGTCGGTGAGACCGCATGCGGCTGTGATGGCATTGTGTAGCCGGTCGTGGTCGGGTTTGATGTCGGGGTTGGTGAACCCGTCGACAAGTGTTTTGAAAAGAAGCCTCTTATAGTATGGCGTGTGGGCTTTCGCCGCGAGGTTGATGATGGTCCCGATCTTGAATCGTGGGTTGATGGCGGCGGCGATTGCCGCATCCCTGACGTTGAATACTTCGGACATGAGGTCCGCGAACCCTTCGAGTTCCGTGTCTTCGTCGGCGTATCCTTCGCAGGCTTTCTCCCATGCTTGGAGCATGGGGGTGGCGAAGGTGCGGATTGCTTTTTCGTGCCCGTATGCCAGTGCCTGTTGGCGGTATTCTTCGATGAGTGTGTTGGTCTTGGGTTTTTCGATGATGTTGGTCATTGGTTCCTCTTTCTGTTTTATGTGGACATATTCAGTATAACAGAGAAAAGTCAGATGTCAATAAGAGTGGCTCACAGGGGTTTATCCCCGCATGTGCGGGGCAGGTGTCTTTCCGTTGGCTCTACGGCATGTCGCCCCGCGGTTTATCCCCGCGTGTGCGAGGTAGGTGGGGTAGGTCATATACCGCAATCGCTCTATCGAGGTTTAGGCTTATCCCCGCGTGTGCGGGGTAGGTTGCTTTGGCTTTGGTGTCGTTTTTCCTGATGAAGGCTTATCCCCGCGTGTGCGGGGTAGGTTGACTGTTTTCCACTGTGTTGTGTCGGGCTGCAGGCTTATCCCCGCGTGTGCGGGGTAGGTTTTCCAAGTCGGTGATTCCATCGTCTTGGTTTAGGCTTATCCCCGCGTGTGCGGGGTAGGTTGGACTTCGTCGCGCGCAATGTTCATGAAGTGAGGCTTATCCCCGCGTGTGCGGGGTAGGTCGTATTCGACCAGACTCTCGAAGGACCTGTCCAGGCTTATCCCCGCGTGTGCGGGGTAGGTGCGGCCGCGACTGCGATAATCTTTATCAGCGTTGGCTTATCCCCGCGTGTGCGGGGTAGGTAGTTTAGTTTTCAACGTTTTTGAGGTCATGCGTGAGCCGTCTATGCAAATTGCATACCTGTTTCCTGAGTTGATTGTCCATTGATCGCAGGCCGGCGGACAATCAGTTGAGCAGTCGGCCCCAGTCGCGCCGCACTGTGTTTGCCGAGTCCGGTTTGCTGAGTCTCGCCAGATCCAATGCCAGCAGGGCGTGATCCAATGGAATGTCATACTCGTTAAACAGTCGGATTATACGTAGACAGAACGGTGCGGCCTCCTGCATGTTTCGCGCGTTCATCATTTTCCTGTAGAGCTCGTCAACGTCTTCGCCGGTATCGGCCAACGTGCGTAAAGCCGTGTTGAAGTGTTCACCCTCCACGTACATGGGTTTGCACTGGTTGCCTTGCTGATGGTAGGCGTATAGGCCGAATGCGTACCATGATGCCTGTTCCATGAGGGTTGGTTTGCTGAAACCGCGGTATTTCATGCCGTTCAACGACCATTTGGATGCCTTCGGATCCGAGCCGCAAGGTTTTTTGAAACTGTTGCGTAGGTTGGCGAGGTCGGCGCGCGTGTAAGTGCCGTTCAGGTAGCCGTCTTGCAGGCGGGCGAATCGGGGTCGTGCCCATGTGAGGTAGCTGTTAGTCAAGGTCGGGTTCCTTTCCGCCTGCCAGATAGGGCAGTATCAGTGCGTCGGTTTTGGCCCAAGCGTCGTGTGGGTTGTCGTTGTTGCTGACCTTTGGCCATGCTTGTCTGACGAGATTTCCCACGATGCCGCTGATTTTTTCGTGTTCATGGATACGTCGCATATCGAGGGTCATGTGGTCGTGGCGGATTCGTGCGATGCTGCTGGACTGGCTTCCGTACTGGACCGCGATCACGTCGAAGCTGATGATCGGGTTGAGGTGCGATGCCCATAGGAATGTCGCTGGATAGTGTTCGTCGCCGTCCGAACCGACGAACGCCTTGTCCCATTGCGTCCATAATGGTCGGTCGATCAGCGGGCCGAACGTGAGGTTCACCGGTTTGGGTTTGCCGGTCTTGTCCTGAGTCCAGAAGGCCATGTATTCGTTTTCCGGGGTCGTCCATTCGGAACGGTTCCCGTAGGTGACGTAGGCGCCGGTGCATAGGCCGTCCGTGTTCCAGAGCAGTCGGATTCGGCGGGACGGGTACGTGTAATAGTATGCGGGGCCGGTGGCGTCCGGTTCCATGTCCGCGCATTCGAGCGGTGGATACTCCCAGATGGGCTTGTTGCCATTATTCGTGGGACAGAAGTTCAACACTAGGGTCTCCCACAGGTTGTTTCCGTCGATGATGGCAATAGCGAGTCCTCCGGCCTGCGCCACCCCCTGTGGGGTACGTTTGCCTTCCGCGGCTTTCGGGTCGCCGTTCATGCCGGTGTGGACTCCGGCCACATCGTACATGTTGCAGACGAGCAGCATTCGTGCCGCTTCCGCAGGGGTGACGGGCTTGTATGGGTCGTGGGTCTGCCAGAGGGGGCGTTGCATTGCGGGGTGGAGTCGGGTGAAACCGTAGTCCTTGGGTTTGCCTTGCGGCATCATGCCGGCGACTTGCAGGAACGGTTCTGTTTCCGACATGAGGTCGAACCGGTGTGCCCATGCGTGTAGGTAGTCGATGATTTCCTGGTCGCGCCCGGCTTCCATGATGCGTTTTGCCCCCGCCGGGGACGAGTATCCTTCCTGACGTGCCGCGTACATGATGGCGAGCAGCAGTCGCATGATGCTGACTCGTTCCAACGGGTCGGCTATATCCAGTTGTCGGATAGAGGTCGGCTGATCGAACAGGGTTTCCAGAGAGTAGGACTCGTGCTTGCCGTTTGCGAGTACGGGGACCCATGGTTCGGTGACGAGGTTGAATGAATGGTTCGCCATAAGACTTCTTTCGACTATCGCATGTCAGTGGTTAGAAAAGCAGCATCAGACCCAATCCATAGGCTTTGCCGTGGCCGATACCCGAGAGCATCGTTTGGGTGAGCTTGTCACGGTCGGTGATAGTGATCTCTCCCGTGTATTCGACAGTGTGGAACGTAAGTTTGCGGCCCTGACGGTTGAATCGGGTGGCGTGAACGTCGAGAATATCCAACGCATCCAAACGGGCTCCGGCCTGGGTGAGCTTGCCTTCCGCCCACTGGTGCATTCCGGCGGGAGTACGCAACGGTGTGCGTTTCCCGTCCTTGCTGACTACCGGTGTGGCCGTCAACGTGAAGCGACGTGTCTCACCGTTCTGTAGCTTGTCGAGGAACGGCCGGTAGTCGAGCGTGTTGATGATCGGCTTGCCCAGTCGGGCTTCGAGCCGATCCGTATCCAACTGGTCGGAGACGATGTACAGCCTGTCCCCGGCCAAACGCCACAACGGGCGGCTACTGCCGGAGGTGGCGGCGCTGACCACGGCGTGAGTCGCTTCGGGGGAGCGCAGCACTTTGCGCACGTCCGGGTTGACCGGATTGAGGGTGACTCGTGTGAACAATGGCATTATTCCTCCTCTAGGACTGACTTCAAATCTTCGGTGTCTTTGATAGCGTGGATGGCGAGTTGGAATGCGTTTGCGTCTTCTGTATCTTCGACATCGCATAGCTCCGCGATGCTTTCCCGTGCCATCCCGTAGGCGTAATCGTGAAGGTCGGGACGGTTTGCCGAATCGTATTCGGCCAGAGAAATCCGGATCCAATTGGTAGCCTCATCTCGCCAGAGATCCCCCTGTGCGACACATTCGACAATGACCACAATGTCCCCGTCCGTGTATGAGCCGCACGCTGAGCAGTATTCTTCGTCGATGTCGATGAAGCCTTGCACTCGGGGGCCTAATTTGCTGCGAACGGTGTCTGTGAGAAGTGTTGCGTCGTTCTTGTAGTTGGTGAAGTCGTACTGGCCGTTCATTTTTTCTGCTTCTTTCAAATGGTGCGGGTCTGGTGGACTGGGTTGAGAGTTATGCGCGTGATATACGCATGTTTAATCCTTGTCTGGAACGAGTTCCGGGTTTGCTTCTGTCGTGATGGCTTTTCGTATATTGACGATTTCCTGGAACGATTTTTCGGCGACTCCGGTTTTCCACTCCGATGAAAGGTGAACCGGCTGGCCGAGATATTTGAAGGCGATCTTGTATCCGATAGGTTCCGACATGACGTATCGGGTGACGCGAATGTGGTTGAATACCCATCGGACGACTTCGATATCCAGACCGTATTCTTCCGCGTATGTCTTGTATGATTTCATGGTTTTCTCTTTCATTTCTATGTGGACATATTCAGTATAACACGTAAATGGGATATTGAAAAAACAAAAAAGCGCACCGGAGTTTCGGTGCGCTTAGCGAAGCAGAATACGATCAGCTGGCAGAACGCCAGTCGCCACCATTCTGTTCCATGAACCGTTGCCGTGCCCGTTGCTCCCATGCGGGGGAACCGGGCTTCTCACGGTGGATCCAGCTCATCACCGAAGCCGGTTTGATGCCGTTCGCGGTGATGATCGTATGCTCCGGCTTATAAGGACTGCCATCGCTTAGATACGTCATCCTCAACTCATCGTGATCCGACCGGAACGTATGGGTTTTCGCATCGGCCACCGTGTATTCAATGGATTGGTCACGGCGGGCCAACCGTACGGCATCCTCGATGCCGCGATGTTTTGCAGTCAGGCGGAGCATCGCCGCTTGACCGACATCGGGCCCCAAACCGGCGAATGGTTTCTCGACTTTTTCATTCGGGTCGAACACATCGGGGTTCGACCCCATGAAATACCGGTATTCACGTTCGTTGTCGCACAATGCGTCGCGCAGCTGACGGTAGCGGCGGGTCGGTTTCCGCCCGTTCAGCAACTGTTTCTCCAGTTTCGTGAAGTCCTTGGACTGACGGTATTCCTTACCTTTTTCCGGATTCCAGCCGTCCTCCTGGAGTTCATGCAATGCGTCGGCGAAAGCCATCTTGTCATCGAACGCGCTGCCGTTGATCAACCCGCGATTCACATTGGCCTTGTATAGGCCGAGCATTTGCTCGTTGAGTGGTGCGAGGTGTTTTTCCGAGGCCGCATCATATCTGGCCTGTTTGGTTTGGGCTCCCTTCAATGCGGCCTGGTAGCGGAGCTCCGCCAGTTCGCCGGGGGAGCGTGGCGTGTCAGGGCCTCCGACATGCTCTCCCGGTTGTACTGGCCTCAAGCCGAGTTCCCGTAATGCCTTGTCCGGGTCAACGGCGGTGTCGAGAATATGCTGTCGTGTTTCCTCTGCCAGTTGGATACGATCACGGGCTTTCACCGGCACCCCGTCGTAGGCGGCTTGCACGTGGTCGGCCAGATAATCGGCGCGTGAGCCGTCGGCGCCCATAGGGTCGTAACGGAGATTGGCGACGATGAGGGGCATGTCATCGGTCTCGCCGGGCTTTGCCGGTCTTGCGACCAGCTCGTCTAGTCGGCTGGCCGCATACTGCGAGTAATTGGCGACATCCGGATCCATGATGATGTTCGTTTCTGCGGCGAGCATCGCATTGTTCAACCGTTTCCGTTCGAATGCGGTCAACGTGTCGCCGGACGGCAGACTCTTGTTGTCTTCTTCCGCGAACTCGCCGTTCCGTGTCCGCAATTGCCGTTTCGCTTGAGCGGATTTCCTGGAATCAACCATAGTGAAGCCTCTCGGACTAATGGATAACTGATTCCAGACTACCGCTTTGAGATAAGTTGATTACGGGAAAGTCAGGAGAAAAAACCAGCTATTCCAACTTCTGTTCTCGCCGTTTCTACGAACCTAGAGAAGCGGCGAACGAACTTCGCAATTCCGAAGCCCGTCGCCAAGTGGAGAACAAGGAATACGCGAAGACCTTCAATAGCGTCAAAGAACTGGGAGAATACTTCGTTTCCATCTAGAACGCGACGAATCGAGAAATCCGACCTTTCTTCCAAGGCCGCAGAAAGACCAGCATTACCGAGAATACGAAGCAATCACGTTGCCGGAATGTCATATACCGCCGACAGTCCTATCGGCGAACTCTATTAATTATCAGGTTGCGCCGTAATACCCCTTGCTTTAGCTATGGGGATATAAGGAGCCTCTGCCTTACATAACTACATACAAGCCTGTAAAGCATGGTATCATAGGAAGTATGGACACCACGACAGCCAAGCGGGCATACAAGTTCCGCTTCTACCCGACGCCGGAACAGGAGCAGACGCTCCGGCGCACACTGGGCTGCTGTCGCAAGGTGTACAACATGGCATTGGATGCCCGCTCCGAAGCATGGACGGTCCGCCATGAGAGCGTGTCCTACGAGGATACGAGCCGGATGCTCACCGACTGGAAGAAAACCAAGGAATACGCCTACCTGCGCGAAGTGTCCTCGGTCCCGTTGCAACAGTCGCTGCGACATTTGCAGGCGGCATACAGGAACTTCTTCGTCAAGACGGGAGACTATCCACGGTTCAAATCCAAGAAGAACGGCGGAGCCGCCACCTATGCCGCATCCGCATTCACCTGGGATTGGGACAAACGGGAATTGACTTTGGCGAAGATGCGCGAACCTCTTTCCATCCACTGGTCGCGCACACTGCCGAGAAAAGCCCGGCCGTCCACCGTCACCGTGTCCCTGGACCCGTCCGGACGCTGGCACGTGAGCATCCTCGTCGAAGAGGAAGTGAAACATCTACCCGCCTCCCCAAACAAGGTCGGCGTCGATTTGGGCACCGAACACTTCGCCACCCTCAGCACCGGGAAGAAAATCCCCAACCCACGCCAACTCAACCGTTACCAGAAGAAGCTTGAACGAGCCCAGCAAAAGCTCGCCAGGAAACAGAAAGGAAGCAACAACCATCGCAAAGCCCGTCTGAAGGTCGCCAAAGCGTACGCCAAGGTCAAGGACTGTCGAAACGACTTCCTCCACAAGCTCTCGACCCGACTCATCCGTGAAAACCAAACGGTGGTCATCGAAGACCTTGCGGTCGAAAACCTGACCCGACGGTGCGTGCCGAAACCTGACCCGGAGCATCCGGGCCGTTACCTTCCTAACGGGCAAGCGGCAAAAACCGGTCTCAACAGGAGCATACTCGACACGGGTTGGAGACAATTCCGCACCATGCTCGAATACAAAGCCCAATGGTACGGACGCCAACTGACAGTCATCGACCGCTGGTATCCGTCCAGTCAGATCTGCTCCACCTGCGGATACAACAGCGGCAAGAAACCATTGAACATCCGACAATGGGACTGCCCCAAATGCGGAACCCACCACGACCGTGACATCAACGCCGCTAAAAACATCCTATCCGCCGGACTGGCGGTACGCGCCTGCGGGGACCCTCGAACCACCGAAGCAACACTTCGGTAAGCGGGAATCATTCCCTTCAGGAAACCCTTGCCGCGAGACAAGGGAATCCCCCGGCTTCAGCCGTGGGGAGGAAGTCAACTGTTCGATTAGTTCTTTGCCGCGAAGTTGCTCCACCCACTTTTCCGGTATCGCTTCGCGCCCGTATAGGATTCCGGCCATGCCTCCTGCGACTGCTGCCGTGGTGTCGGTGTCGCCGCCGAGGTTGACGGCGGCGAGCACGCAGTCCCGGTAGTTGCTGGTGTTGGCCACACACCAGATGGCGGCGTTGAACGTGTCTTTCACGTAGCCGCCTGATTTGACGGAATCACGCCCGTAACCTTTCGCATATGAACCGAGACGACCTAAACCGTTGCCGTGCAACGCTGACCGAAGCAGCTGCACCCAAGCCCAACAGCATTCTTGGCTCAACCGGTGGGCGTGCGTGATGGCGCTCACCTCACCGACTGTCTCCCGGCCGGCGTCGGTGAATGCGAGCGGCATGATACGCATCAGCGAACCGTTGCCGTTGTCCCATTCGCCATGGAGTCCATGTCCTCGGTGGAGTGCTTCTCGTACGATGTTTCCGCAGTCGAACACGTTTCCGTCGATGGCATATTCGCCGTCATATAGCCAAGCGTTGAACCGGTGCTGCATGTCCTCGATGTCCACTTGCCAGTCGTTGCCGATCAGCGAATCCAGGGTGGCGAGCATCATGCTCGTGTCATCCGACCAAGTGCCGGCCGGCTGATTATGCGTGCCGTGTCCGATCATGTTTGCGCAGGCGAAAGAGTCCCGGTCTTGGAATTCGTATGGCACACCCAATGCATCGCCGACTGCCTGCCCGTAGACGGCCGCGCGAAGCTGTTCGATGGTTTCGATCACTCGTAGCCTTCCGCCGGAGCGAGCAATGCCTGTCTAATCCGCAGGAACACGCGATACCGTCTGAAGTCCGGGATTGGTATGTTCGGGTTGCCGAGAATGTTCAGCACGTCGTCGCCGGATAGTCTGGTCCGACCGGAGAAAACATTCTTCGTCTTGTCCCCCCCTCCAACCGATTTGTTCGCCGACATCAGCCAGAAATAGGTGCTCACAGTCGGCACCTTCGCGCATGGCCTGGATCAGAAGACTGCTGTCAGCTCTCATTGTTTGCCGTTCTTTTCTTGCACAGGTCAAGCATGGGCTGCAAGTCAGGTTTCCCGCCTTCGCGTTCAATCCGCACAGCATGCGCGGCCATAGGCAGTAACCGTTCCAGATTCGAGTCCATGACTTTGCGGTTCAGAACACTGTCCCAGTTTGTGGTGATGCGTCGGAATGCGTTGTGGAATTGTTCGACTACGACGGATCGTTCGATGTCGGAACCGTATACGGATTCCATGGTTTCCACCGTTCGACCGGATGCGATCTCGTAGTCTTTCGTCTGCCCGTCGAGCAGTCGGGCGAGTACCAGAGTGTTCTCCTCGAACTTGTCTGCCGGTAGGCCGAGTGCGCGCATACCGTTGGTGGCCCATTCGTGGTCCGTTTCCGGAAGTCTCCACGAGCAGCCGCCGCCGTTCAGATGGAACTCGTAGCCGTATACGTCCTTCAACGTTTTCGCCGCGATTTCGCGCGTATGGTCATGCTGGATCCGATGCCAGGCGCGTAATGCTTCGCAGAGCATCGCGTAGCAGCCGTTTAGTTCCAGCTCCTCATAGGTCATTGTTTTGTGCATTAAGATTCCTTACTCGTTAGCAGGATCCCATGAGAGCCAGCGAGACTGACCTTGTTGTTGTCTACAAGTATCCACCCTTTGACATACCTGTCGCCTTGCACCCACGTTGCCGGAGTCCTATCTTCCGGCAACTTATCGGATGGGCATCCGGCTAAAGTCTCGCATTTCAAACGGCTGACACCGAATGTCCGCTCGGTCTTCTCAACGAACGTCTCATACTGTGGCTCCACCCCTATTCTGGTTGAAAGCCAAAGAGCTCCGACCGCCCAGGCGGCGATGATGACAATGATGACTAATCCTTGGATCTTCTCCCATCCTAAAACGGTAAGGTTCTGGCAGACGTTGAGTAAAAAGCACAGAACCAGCAACGATGCGACCAGAATGAGCAGGAACGAGCCTTTTGACAGGTAAAAGAACTTGGGCAAGGATGCTAGCCAAGTGGAATAATCAACGGTCAATGTTTCCTCCCATGTCCGCCAATAAATAGGATCGAATACAGTATCGCCCCGCACAACATGATTCCGCTGACCGGCAGACCGATGAACGGGGTATGCCCATGGGTCAGGTTGGATACGTCTATCAGCAGGCATGTCAACGCATACATGCCGAGCAGTACGCTGAGCTTCCCGAACACCCTACGGATCATCCGATTCCCAGAGGCCAATAGTTCGGCGCCCATCCAGCTGACGAGCATTAGCAGGATTACATGCGACGTGAGGCTGGTGAAGCTCATTGTTCGTCTTTCAACTGCCAGCCGCATTCGATGTAACTGTTGCTTGCACAGGGAACCTGTTCGCCGTTTCCTAAGGTCACGTATACGGCTTGCCTGTTGGCTTTCTCATCAGGGGCCAGCTGTCTTGGGTGATCCCAATCGCAGGTTGGCATAACAGATATCCCGCTATAGGTATATAAGGTTCCACCTACGCAGTCCACTACTTCTTTGTCCTTCAACTGGATGGTGTAGGGGCCTCTCTTGGAGCCCTTCTTCTCTTCTGCTTGCTGGGTGTCGATTTTTTCAAAGTTTTCTTGGACTTTCTCAGGATGATTTGAATTCCAGATGACAGCCGAAGTTACCAGGATTATAACGAAGGCAACAAGCAATCCGATAAGCACATATCCGAATTTGTCTTTGCCTTCAGGCCGCTCGTTCAGCATGGAAGTCCTCCTCTTTTATCGGTTGTACTGAGATGATCGCGTCCACGTCGGCGTCCTTCAAATGGACTCGTACCGGTCGTCCGGTTTTGTTCGCTTGGATTTGCGCGTCATGCACGGTTTTCACGTCCGGCCAGGCTTCCATCAGTTCCTCGTTGCTTTCGCAGCCGTTGATGACCGGCACCCATTCGGGATGCTGGTTCATGAGCGTGCTGGAGAAGATGGGGACGGTCATGTCGTGCAGGTCGTTCATGGCGCTGTAGGCGGCGATGGTGAAGAACAGGCGTGATTCCACGCTATTGTCAGTGCCTTTTGCGGACTGGTCGATGAGGTCGGCGAACGCTTGTTTGAACTGTTCGCTGACCTTTTGTATCGCGTCGTATACGCTGCTGGCATCATTCCAGTTGATGCTGGTGGAGCCCAATGCGGGTGGAGGGAATCTTTCGCTTGCGTCTTCAGTGATGTCGTCGTTGAACGTGAATCCGGATGGTATCTGTGCCATTTTTTCTCGCTCCGGTCAGGCGATGAGACTCAACAATTCCGCATCGTCGGGAGTCCCGTCGCTGAGGACACTGTCATACTGGGGTTCCCGGTTGGATGCGATGTCGAGTTCGGTACGAGGCAGCTCGACATTCGGCCCGATCTCGTTTTGCAGATACTTGTCTGCACCTTGTGGCTCGAAGATCCAATTTTTTGGCTGAGGTGGAAGTACTACGCCAGAAACGCGGCCGACAGTCCCGTTGACAAGTTTGAAGACGCCTTGGAATCGTCCGTTAACCGATTCCACGATCATACGGCCCTCGATGTTTTCAGGGAAATCCGGGGTTGCGTTCCTTATCCCGATGGTGCCGATGAACCGGCTTCCGTCTGCGAACGTGTGGGTGACACGGTAGCGTTTGTTGTATGCCATGATGGTTCCTTCTTTTTGCTGTTCTTTTATGTGGACGATTGATAATGGTTGTCGGGAGGTTGGCTGTCATCCCGGGTGGGATTATTCGTCGCTCCGTGTGCAATCAGAGCCCGTTTGAAGACATGTAGTCTTGCGGCATATCCTTGAACTTGCTGTTGCTTCCAAGGAAAGCAAGGTGGAAAGTCTCGGTCGGGCCGTTGCGATGCTTGGCCATGATGATGTCGGCCTCGCCGGGGCGGTCTTCCTTGTCATAGGCGTCGGGACGGTGTACGAGGAACACCACGTCGGCGTCCTGTTCGATGGAGCCGGATTCGCGCAGGTCACTCATTTGAGGCACTTTGTCGGCTCTCATTTCCACGTTGCGGTTCAGCTGGCTGAGGATCACGACCGGCACCTGCAGTTCCTTGGCCAACAGTTTGAACTGGCGGCTGAAGTCGCTTACCTCCTGCTGACGGTTCTCGGTCATGCGCCCGCTGGACATGAGCTGCAGATAGTCGACGACCACGAGTTTCAGATCTTTTGTCTCCTTCAACCTGCGGCATTTCGCTCGAATATCAGGGACCTTAAGATTCGCGGAATCATCGATATACAATGGCTTGTCCTCGAGCTTCTGCCAAAAACCGTTGACGGTTCGCCATCGTTCGTCGGTCATCTGAGACGGGTCGCGGAAAACATTCAACGGAATGTTCGTCTCGGCGGAGAACAGGCGTTGCGCGATTTCCTCACGGCTCATTTCCAAGCTGAAGACAACTGTGCATTGGTCGTCATGAATGGCCGCATTCCGTGCGAAGTCCATTCCCAACGTGGACTTTCCCATGGCCGGGCGTCCGGCGACGACGATCATCTGCCCTGGTTGCAGACCGTGGGTCACGTCATCGATGTCCCTGAATCCGGTGTGGACCCCTTCGGCGATTTCCCCCTTCTGAATCTTGTCGAGATGGGCAAGCATATCGGTGGAAACCGTATAGATGTCCTTGTAATCGGTACTGGAATCGTCTTCTCCGATATGGAACGCCTCGTTCAAGGCGTTGCCGATGATGCTGTCGGTGTCGGCATCGTTCGCATGACCCATTTGCGCGATACGGGTGCCGATGGCGATGATGTCGCGTCGTTTCGCCGCGTCTTTGACCATGTCCGCATAGATACCGACATTCGACGTGGTCGGAGCATAATCGATGAGCTTGCCGACGTAGTTCAGGCCTCCAACATGATCAAGCATTTTTCGCTCGGTCAATGTCGTACAAAGCAGTGTGGTGTCAACGTCGCCATGTTGATCGGACAGGTCGCAGATCAGATGATAAATCGTTTTGTTGTTCGGCTGGTAGAAGTCGTTTTCCGTGATTTTCTGGCGCGCCTCGTCAATGGCGGTACGGGATTGGAGCATCGCACCCAATACGGTGCGTTCCGCTTCATCCTTGTGTGGTAGTTCCTGGTTAAACGGATCGTTCATTGCTTGCTCGCCTCCTTGTCCTCAGCCAGTCGGATTTTCTTCGCCTGCTGCTCGAGGTATTTGATTTCTTCCTCGATGCGCTTCAGACGTGCCGTTCGACTATCTACTGTGGATAATCCGTCCGGGTTTTCTTTCCACCGGGCGATACAGCGTTCGATGCGCTTGTGCCCGATCACTTCGGGTCCTATCCCGTTGTCGCGGAAGATGTCGACAGGCCGGTCTCCCATGGCATAGCGTGCCGTCGCTTGCGCCCTGAAGGAGTTCGTGTAGTAGATTCGTCCGCCTTGCACTCTGCGCACGATTTCAGGCAGCGTACGAAGGTAATCGACGGTTTCCCGATCGAGATTTTTCCCTGATGTCATTGCGTGTTAATCCTTTGGCGGTTCTGTTTGCGAGGAGAGGATGCGACGGTGATTCCAAGAGCTTTTCTTGTTCTTTGGTTGTTGAGCGCGGCATACAGTTCGATGTGTTCGAAGGCGTTGAACTCTCCTCTCGCGTTCATTTCCAACATTCGCAGAATGGATTGGATGCGGAGCTGTTCCGAGACCTCAAGCAGCCCCTGCGTCGCTGTCCCATCGGATCCCTGTGCCTCATGGCGTTCGGATGGATGGGTTGGCTGTTCTGATTCGAGGCGCATGTTCAGGTATTTCATGGCCTCTTCCTCCGAATCGAATTGACGGATCGCTGCGGGCATGTGGCTCTCGCATTCGATGATTTCAAAGTGGGTTTGTTCTTCTGCCACTGATTGGTCCTTGATTGTGTTGTGCGATGGTTTCATCGATGAAGTCACGTACGGAAATCAGGTCGCTGATGTCCGACACGGATGTTTTCGGAGTGTGCTCGTCGAGCTTTCCATCCTGCGGCATCACGTATGCGCTGAACCCGTTAAAGCTGGAAACCCTCAACAGGATCAGGGACCAGCGGAGATTGGTCCCGGGTATCTCCAGCCGGCATGATCCGTCGTCATTGTCGATGCGTAGCACCGTCATATCAGACCGTCGTCTTGAGAATCCGGAACATGCTTGGCCTCGTTCGGTCATGTTGCGCGACATATCTTCGGACAGTGCGCATGGCTTGTCTTTTGCTCTCAAAAGAAGGCATGAGACTCCGATGCCAGGCGGGCTTCCAACCGTCAGCTGATTTTTCTTGTATGGAAAAAATACTCATCGGTTTCCTTGTCGTTCTGAATTAAGGTCTCTTATCGGGCCGCCATCGGCTGATATTCGTCGAGTTCTCGAAGCAGTCCCTCCTGCCAGCCCTTGTCATCAAGGTACCGCTCCTTCATCTTCCAGCAGGAAGAGCAGAGTCCGGTCTGTCTCTCATCTGCCGACAGAAGGGTGCTGCACCCTCGGCAGAGGTGATTCAGGATTTTCGTTCGGAACCGCACTTCATTTCCTTTCCCGCATCGTTGAAGGCTTTGAACACTTCGTTGATGTACCGGTTCTGATCTCGTTTCGGGAGTTGCCCGAAGTCGAGAATCTGATGGCCGCGACGACCTTCGACGAGCCGATATAGGGCTTTCGCCGCGGCAAGAACCTCGGCGGTGATGCCAAGATCCGCAGCATCAACCGGTTTCTTGTGCAGTGGTCCAGGAATAGGCGGCGAGAGACGCAGTTGGTCGAAAATGTTGGTGACGGCTTGCATTTTCTCCCCTCACAGTTCTCCATCGTGGAATCGGAATGGAGCTTTCGAGGACAGGTCCTTCGTCGTTGAATCGTTGACGTTTTCTCCCGTCTTGCTGATTAGCAGCGCAGGCCCGTTCATCCAACGCCCATCGGACTCACGGATCTGAATGATCCAAAGCTCCTGACCGTTTTTCCACACGGTGTACAGGCCGCCTGACTTGTCCTCCCACAGTCCGGGACGATCCGGAATTCGTGCGGGTACCGATCGCAAAGCATGGTCGAATGCGTCGTCATCAATCCAATAGGTGAACGTGGTGGAATCAATCAGGACTAGACAATGGCCGTCATCGGTGATTTCCTGTACTGGGTATCTGTTCCCGTTCGTTTGCACGAAGACGTCTCCGGGTTGCACGCCGGTAATGTCTTCGATGATTTTGTATTCGGGTTCGTCGGGTAGCAGCTTGATGCTGACGGGTGCTTTCTGCCGGGTGAGTTCCATGAATCCGTCATGGCCTTCGTGGAACAGTTCGCCGATGTCGAAACTGTTAGCAGTGTATTGCCGGGCTCCGAGCGCGTGTCCGATTCCGGGAGCGAGTTGGAATTCGAGGATCATGTCGCCGCCGTATGCGGAGACTTGTACCCGTCGGTTTCTGAGCTGGGCGAATGTCATGTTTCGCCAGAAGCGTTTGTCGTGTTCTTCCATTGGCTGTCGTTGTTCTCTTATGATTTATGTGGACATAGTCAGTATAACATGTAAACAGAATTAAGGGGAGGGGGTGAATCTTCGGAGTGTCGCGATATGCTGAACTCGTCCACATAAAAAGACAAAAGATATACACCAAGAAAACAGCGGAATCCCAACTCGATTACCTCAGGGCCGGCACAAGCGATGCCGAAGACGGTGATTGCGGGTCCCGCCAAAACGGCAAAACGTAATCGGTTGATATCAAAAAAAAACAGGAGCCAACATGACCTTCGCGGCAGAGCCGAACATCGGACCGTACCTCGTCGAAGAGACACCCCCAGACCTCTTGGAACACATCAACGAACACATCAAATTTCTCCAGGAATGCAAAATCACCTTCACGGGAAGCGTCGAAAGAGGAGATATCCCGTACACGAAAAGCGCGATAACATTGCTCAACAACATCGACGTGCTGATCGCCGGCGAGGAGGCCGACAAGGAAGTCCTCCGATTCAACAGCGGGGACATGATGAGCATGATACCGCCAGCTACCAAGCACTATAAGCCCGACCTTGACCTCAGGACCCAGAGTCTCATGGACGGCGGATACACCGAAGCGATGATCAATTCAGACAGGCAGATGTGGGGCGGCTCACCCATCACATTCCCGAACGACCCGCAGTGGAATAAATAAGGACCACGACCGGCGGGCATGCCGGGTGACGACCCCAACGCCTCTAGCATGCCCGCCTTTCTTTGACCAACTTGGACGGCGCGTCGGCCGTCGAATCCGGATGCGAATCGGTGTGAATCGGAGGTTGTTTTTTCTGATGGCGAGGCATAAGTCTCATGAGAAGGAACCATTGGGTTGGAGTGTCGGTGATTTCGCTTTGTCGGATCCGGGGTGTCGATTGTATATCGATATGGCCCGGAATGCGTATGGGAAACTCGACCCGAAACTGGTGTCCTGCAGAATTCATTACCGGCTGCAGTGTCTGAACCTCAGTCCCAGGAAGGAAGGCCGGTAGGTCTTCGGTTCGAAGGTATAGAACAAACATCTGCCTTACTGGATATGTTGGCATGTCGCGTATGAAAAACCGTAAAATTGTTGGTATCAACCGAAAAGCAAAAACAGGGGAAGAGTCGGGATGCCCAACAAAATACACAGGCTGAGAAGCGTCGGGATGGACAACGACATAGCCACAGGATTCGGAATTCTTTACGTTGCGGAAGAGGCATACCCGCTCATCCCATACGTGCGCGGCAACGAACATCCGCTCGCATTCGGCAGGACGCCTCGACTCCTAAGCATCCTGTTCACGACGTTCCTCAACACGCAAAACGCGGATTACAACGGCAAGACCAGGACGCTGACCATCGGCAAGGACGTACGTCAAGTGGCCCGCAGAATGGGCATGCTGACGGGAGGCTGCGGCCGACAGAATACGGTCACCAGCATCATCGGCTATCAGGACATCACGTTCACTTCAAGGGACGGCAAAGAAATAAAACCGATCGAAAAGACGAACATCGTCCAAGGCGAAAGCTGGAACGAAAAAAACATTACCTTCACTTGGGAATACGTCCGATTGATGTCGCGCGAACCGAAGGAGATTCCTCTTTCCGCCGTCGTCGGAACCAGTGGCGGAAGCCTGTCCTTGGATCTGCTGGTGTTCGCGACGCTCTACTGTCCGGAGCAGAAGGAACTGTATATCAGCCGAAGCAATCTATACAAGATTGTCCCCGGTACGAGCACGGAGACGGTGTCCACCAAGCACCTCACCATCAGCCTCCAAAAGCTCAACCAGATTCAGAAAATATGGGTATTCTCCTTGACGAGGGCGGGCCTCGTAATCAGGCCATACGGGATGCCGTCAAAGGCGGAGAACCGTGTGCAGCTCATCGCGGAATAATTAAAAACGGTTGGATACGGATCCATGTTCGTATCCAACCGTTCAAGCATCCCGAGATGCCGGCCGTCAGATTTTCAGCTTCTCAACCACACTGAGATCGACGCCGTCACCCCAGTGTTCAGCCACCGCATTGACATCCTTCATCGGCTCACCGGACGCGCGGCCGAAACCACGATCCGGTTCGGCGGCATTCAAAACAGCGAACAGGGTCTTGGACAAGGTCTTGTCTTCCATGAACGCGAAAGCAAGCCTCATCTTCAGGTCGGACGGTTGAGCGCCCGCAAGTTCCTTGACGAACTTGGAGAATTCGGCGACCCGTTTCCGCGTCTTGGTTTCCGTCAGCACCTCAAGCAGAACCGGAGCGTCGGTCTTGCTGGTCTCGCACAGAATCTTGGCGATGTTCGCGGTACGGTCATCGGAAAGAACGTCGAGCATATCCTTGATCTTCGCATACGAGGCGGCTTCCAAATGAGGGAAGGACGAGTTTTTCTTCGCGGTCTTGCGCCGCGTGGTCTTGGCGCCCTTGACGGGGGTTTCTTCATCACGGTCGGGCGTTGTCTCATCGACGGAATCCGTCTCTTCCGGCTGGACGGCAGGCTGAGAATTCTCGTCCGATGCCGACCAGTTCTCAGAATCGTCCGCTTGCCCGGCTTCGTTCACCGGCTCGGAATCGTCGACCGGCGCCGGGGTTGGGGTCGGGGTGCTGAAATTGTTGTTCCATGGGAAATCTGCCATCGTTAACTCCCTTCATCAAGGCAGGACCGTTCGAGTGAACCGTCTTCAACGACTGTATCCGAGCAGACAACGAATAACTGAAAAAATATTGAAATTAACCGTCTTGACTTCGGCGCGGCGTCGCGCGGCCGCCGTTTCTCATGCAAACTAGGCGGACCAGAAAAATCACGAACAAAACAAAAGAACAGACAGGCAACCAAGAAAAGTCAAAAAAGAAGAGAAGAAAAATAAGAAAAGACAATCCAAGAACAAGAGAAAGAAGCCAACTCAAACACATCACACAAACACCAAGACACCATTACCACATCATTACCACATCACAGCAGGGTAAAACCAGAGCAACGAACCGCAACATTACCAACAAAGCAACAAACCAACGGCACGAAACAAAGCAACGGAACGAAAACGCAACAAAGCAACGAACCGCAACAACCCATACATCAGCAAAGTCATCATCCTGAATGGTTAATTTCAACAAATATTCGGCATATAACAAGATATGACGTAATATCAAGAAATGAACAGACAGGACGATTGACGGACAAGCAACAAAACAAAAAACAGTCAATAAAACTAAATCAGTGTTGTCTCGTCAAAAAAGGTCTCTTTCCGGAGAAAACCCCGGAACAAGCAAAAAACAGTTCAAAGGAACTTGGAGAAAAGATGGCAAGTCTGATAATCGGACATGGAGGCATCCTCGACGTGCTGCGATCCAAGGTCCCCGAACAGCGTTGGAGGGTCCCCGCAGGAGAGGATTTCGCGGCCCAGGCAGACTTCCTGACAAGGCACCCGGTGCGTCCAGGCCGTCAGGGAATCGTGTTCACAAACCTCCCGGGCAACTGGATGCCGGTCGCCGATGCAGGCTGGACAATCTACTGGATCGACCGCGGACAGGTACCCATCGGAGCGCAGGCCCTCCCCGAATATTTCATGGACCGGAGCATCACGGATTTCGTCCACGAGTTCTGGCGGATACAGACAATCGACAAGCGTCTGGTAGGCGATATCATCCTGAACAGGACTCGCCAGATGGCACCCATGATCATTGTCACATCGAACACTGGAGGCGTGGGAAAGACGGTTTCCTCACGCAGATTATGCGAGCGGGCAAGAGAAAAAGGATTACGCCCCCTCCTTATCGACGGCAACATGAGACAGTCATCGCAACGTTCCTTCTTCGATCCTGGGCAGCGTATGCCAGTGCACACCATAGCCGACTGGCGTCCCGGCATGGCAGCACAATACGGCGCCAATTCGGGACGCATGTTCAACATCGGTTACGATGTTTCGTTCGCTCCGCCGGCCGGTGCGATGGTGTCGTGGGACCACTACCGCGCATACATCGAGGTAGCACGCAAGCTCTGGGACTTCGTCGTCCTGGATCTCGACCGTATCAGCGCAGATGATCTGCAGGACAGCAACACAGCCGCCGGAGGAATGGTCGTCCCCTACGTCCTTGCCGGCGACCTTTGCCTGATCATCGTCAAGGCCGGCGTGCAAACGCAAGGAGATGCGTTGAATCTGCTCAGCGCGTTTCCCCGTTACGGTTTGCCCCGAGAATGTATCGGAATAAAAGACACGGTCCCGGTCGGAATGACAGACTACCGGCCACTTGATTATTCAAGATACGGGATTTTTCTCGGAGTCGAGTACCAGACGATCGAGGCCGGCAATCTGATCGCATCCGGTAAATCGAATTGGGCTGACTCGAATCTGGACTTGGCGAGAGAGCAGACCCTTGAATGGGTTCTGCCCGATAAGGGATTCGAACCGGCCAAGTTCGAAGTGAAAAAGAAAAAAGGATGGTTCCATCGTGGCTGATCTCTCACTCACACCGAATCCCGATGACCGTGCTCTATGGCCGATGGGTAGCGACGCCGATTGGATTCGCGGAAGCGACGTGGCGAACAACGAACACCCCGGAGTGCTGGCGCAACGTCATCAGTGGATCGTCCCGAACCGATTGTTCGCGGAAAGCATGGTCAAAGCAAACAGTGAATTGGTTACGAGCATCATCGGCGCATTGCTTTCATGGAGGATATGCACCGTCGACCAGCTTCGGGCGGGACTCTCCGTGAAAGGAGCTCCCGAATTCCATCGCGACGAACCGAACCTGTACGGCGCGTTGTGTCGGCTGGGAGTCATCGACATAGGCTTCAGCCCTTACGAAAGATTCTCCGGACGGACAATCCCGCAAACCTGGTTGTCGTTGAGCTCTGACAAGAAACTCATCCGAAGCACGCTCGGCCTGTTTAATTCAGCAACTTGGCTCCGTCGAATGCTTTCGGACAAGCAGTTGATCGGAATGAGACGCCACGTGCGCCATAATACGTATGCGGCGCACGTCGGACTGCATCTCGGTGTCAATCCGGACATCAAACTCGTCGGAGGCGACGGTTGGGGAGCGTTCCGGCTCATCGACCCGCAGGCGGTCAGCGAAGCCGGACTGCCTCACAGCTGTTCGACGGACATCACCGCACTCGCATCGAACAACGTGCTTGCGGGAATCGAAGTGCAGGTCCACCCAAATAACATGAGCCAGAAAATCTCCAATTGGTCGAAGCTGCTCGCCTACTCGCCGATGCAACGACGTGGACTCATCTGTATCTGGCTGCTCATACGCGACACCAGCCAATGGCGGTACCCGGCGTTGGGCAGCATCATCGAAACGGCAAGCCATGCCGACGAGATGTTGGTCGGCGACCCATCCGTGGCGTCGCGTATGGGATTCGCGTTATGGGACGACTGGTTCGACGAGCAAGGCAACCCGACCGGCGGGATCGGAACATACCGGGACATGCTGAACGTCGAACGCAGCATGTTCTCACCGGACTGGGGCCGATGCACCCCATCAACAAAACCTGTGACGACGATCCGTGACTGGGGGTGGACGGTCATGGATGAAACAATCAGACACCAATGGGGCTGGGATGTCAGTGGATGGCGGAAGCCGGAAGCATACCGGGGAGGATTCTACGGGTATATCGGAGGTGAAAGCGTTGAACTCTCTTCCTGAAAATTTCACAACCAACCAGCAGCGTTTGGAGGAAGCCAAGACCGAACGTTACCGTGCATTGCAGAAGATACGGACGCTTTGCGAAACAGGGCGCCGTTCGCTGGTGGTCCCGTTCCTTATGGTCAACCTGCAACGCAATCCGGCTTTGAAAAAAATACGACTCTGGCAATTGGATGCGATCATGTTCGACGTTTCCAAATACATTGCGGTGAAGACCATACGACGGATGAGGGAAACCATCGGCGACCAGAGCACCGTCAAGGACGGGTATGCGGATTTGGGATGGGCGTTGGCGGACAAGGATGCGACGGTCCGCATGACCACATGGCTATATCAACTTTTGGAAAGAGAGAAGCTGGCCAAGTTCGACTTGCCGGAGGGATTCCCCTTGGCCATGCTCTACTCCGCCGAACCGGCAACTGCAGAACAATCGAATTGACAGGAGGGCATCGGATTTGACTTCTCTCCCGCCTGAAGGCGGGAGATTCCGGGGTTCACGCCCCGGGGTTTCTGTTCGTTTGGCAAAAAGGAAAAGAGGCTACTCTTGCGAGAGACCGTCTTTGATTCTGCCGTCCTTGCAGACGCTGACCGCAAGTCCTGCGGCGAGGATGTTTTTTGCCGCGTTGCCGTCACGATCGTGGTGGCAACCGCAGGCAGGGCATGTCCATTCCCTGACGTCGAGCGTCTTGGGGCCGGTCTTGGCCCCGCACGTGGAGCACAGTTGCGTGCTCGGATAATACTGGTCGATCACGATCAGTTGGCGTCCGTACCATTCGCTCTTGTATTCGAGCATGCGTCGGAACTCGGCCCATCCGGCGTCCAGTATGCTGCGGTTCAACCCGCTTTTCGCGGATTGGCCGTTGGGCAGGTACTGGCCGGGATGTTCGGGGTCGGTTTTCGGCTTGCATCGTCTGGTCATGTTCCTGACGGCAAGGTCCTCGATGATCACCGTTTGGTTGTCGCGGATGATGTTCGTGGACAGCTTGTGCAGGAAGTCACGGCGTTGGTCTGCGATGCGCGCGTTGATGCGGGCCACCTTCAGCTGTGCCCTGCGATGGTTGTTGCTTCCTTTCCGTTTTCGGCTGAGCGACCGTTGCGCCCGTGCGAGGCTTTCGAGGCTTTTCTTCAAATGCCTCGGGTTCTCTATCACGGTGCCCTGGTCGGTGACGGCGAACGAATCTACTCCGAGGTCGAGCGCGATGGCGTTGCTTTTCCTGCGAAGGGTCGTGATGTGTTCCTTGACGAGGATGCTCACATGCCAGCGTTGCGCTGGGTCGAGGCTTACGGTCACCGTGGAGGGTTCCGCCCCTTTGGGCAGGGTCCGCGACCAGACGATGGGCAACGGTTCCTTCGTTTTGGCGAGACGCAGCTCGCGGCCGTTCCAGTCGAACGCGCTTCGCGTGAACTCGGCGGAACCGCCGTGCGTCTTCTTCTTGAACGTGGGGTAGGCGTTTTCCTGTTTGAAGAAGCCGGAGAACGCCCGTTGCAGATGGCGCAATGCCTGTTGCAGGGGGACGCAGGACACGTCGTTGAGGAACGACAGTTCGTCGGTCTTCTTCCAGCCGGTGAGCATGCTGCTCGTATCCGAATAGGACACGTTGCGCCTCTCGCTGGTCCACGCCTCGCTACGGGCTTCCAACGCCTTGTTGTACACGAGGCGCGCACAGCCGAGCGTACGCCTGAGCGGGTTCTCCTGTTCGGGCGTCGGGTAGAAACGGAACCGGTATGCCCGCTGGAATTCCCTGCGCTTGACCATATCTCACATTAGACCACTACGATTTGTGAAAGGAGGGAGGCTTGTTTCCTCCCCGCCCTGAAGGGCGGAGTCCCCACAAGCCAAACAAGATGAACGAAAAAGAAAAAGCATGGTACGAGGTGACTCGCAGCATTAGCCAACTCGATGGCGACCAGTTGAGATCCATCGCGGATGATGTCCCAGGAAATCTGGAGGACTGCACGCTGCTGCTCGTCAGAGCGGGAAACGAACCGGTCCGCGAATATGTGCATGGCGATGGCGAAGGCATACGCAAGGCGGGTGATCTCGCCGGCTTTTCCATCAGCCCACTGCCAGGGAACGGCGAACCCGAACTGCCGGAAGGAATCAGCAGATCAGCTCACTCTCTTGTGCCATGGCGGGCCCGCCTGAATTCAAAGGCGACGATGGAGAAGATGCGCACCGATTCCGCCGGCATTCGGAAAAGCGTCGAAGCATTGATGCCGGCAGACAGTTATGTCAGCGTAACGCTCCGCAGGCAAGGATATTTCGAACAGGCCCGAATTCGAGATTGGGTTGCCGACGAGCATTCCACCGTCGAGGACGGCAACGAATTTGTCGCCGCTCACACTCTCTGCGCGCGAGTCACCGCAGCATGCGCCGACAGCCGCCGGAACGCAGAACTCGCACAACGGGCTGGACAGGCCATGTTCCCGCTGCTCTCCAACATGAGCAGTCATCCCAGCTACCCAAAGTTGGGTGGACTCATCGTGACCTTGGCTGTCACCCTGTTGACGATGGTATTGTCCGCCATCACTCCGATTCGTCTTGCCACATTCTTCTGGCTGGCGGGAACGGTAGCGGCGATGCTGCTGGTGCCTTGGGTTTTGAGTGGACTACTCTCCGCAAACGCGAAAGCCATGCTGAACGACGACAACAGCACTCGAATGTACTTCCGAGTACCGCCGCACTACAAATTCGCATGTCTGGGACTGTTGGCGTACTGCTCTTTGATGCTGTTGCCGATACCGTCATGGTTGTGGATCGTTCCTCTTGCCTTCACTGTTGCAGCTGGAATCAGATGGTGGAGGAACACTCTATGGGATGATATTCTCCAACGCCCACGCCGATACTGGTGGCTTCGCCGCAAACGCAAGGCGAATCTCAGTGACACCGAAACAAAACTCGGCATGAAAGACAAACGAGTGTATGCGACGGGATATGGCCCGCAACGCACTACTTTGATCTTCAGCCCAATGACCACGACCACACTGTTCATGCCGGTGCAGAAATCCACGGCGGTAAAACAGGACCTTCACCCGGTGCCCGAACCATTGTCCCATGGAGGCGTCCTGATCGGATTGGACGATTCCGGACGTCCCGGATACTTGGATCCGACACAGCTCTATGGCGGAATCGCAATCAGCGGTGAAGCCGGATCAGGAAAAACCGTTCTGACCCACGGCATCAGCCAATGGGCCATCAGCCATCGCAATGATACCAGCCGTGACGTGTGGGGAACGGATTCACGACTCATCCACTTCTGGATGAAGGACGACACCGGAGTGGAAGTGCTGGACCGGTATCGGCAAACGCAGGGGATTGACTCCCATCCACGTGTCATATACCTCACCGATCCTTCCAGCATCGGTCTCGATTTGCTCGGAATGCAGGAGGGAAGGAACGCCCAGGAGACGGCGGAAAGCGTCGCCAAAACCATGAGATACGCATTCAATGCCGGCGACATTCAGAACGACTCCCAAAATATCATCACCCAATCCATGACCATCGGCGTGGCCGCAAGCCGATACGACCAACACAAGCCAGGGGACATCCTAAGAAGATGCAGACAACTCGAGCAACAGTATCCCGGGGCCGGTCAACTCAGGCAACAGCAGTCACCCATCGGGTGGGCCGTGGTCGCATTGTGTGGGTCGGATGGTCAAACCGGATCAGCCAGAGCGCTTGGACAGGTATGCAGGGCTCTCGCATTGGAATTGAAGGACGATCCTCTCGGAACGGACATGACGTTGGCCGCGCGTGCCGCAGAACAACTGTACGGACGACCGGATCAGAAGGGGCAGGCGGCGCGAAGCGATCGTGAAATACTGCAGCGCACCAACGCCTCGGTGAACAAGGTCAACCAGTTCCTCGCCATCGAACACATGTTCACGCCGCGACGCAGCACCGTCACATGGAAGTGGATATTGGATCATCCGGGCGACTATCACATCGTGCTCGCCCCGCACAATGGTCACTCGCTTCCCGAACTCATGGACAAGATTCTGGGCTCGTGGCTCATGTACCGGTTCTGGAACACGGTGTTCGCACACTGCAAAGACTGGTTAACGCTTGGCAAACACACGATGCTCGTCTGCGACGAGCTGAGCCTGCTGGCGAACGGGTCGGACGACGTGTTGAAGAATCTGAGGGAGCAGGGGCGTTCGTTCGGATTGATTCTCGTGTTCGCCACCCAATACCCGACCCAGTTGTCCGACACGTTGTTGGATTCGTTCCTGGGGTATACGACGTTCATCAGCTACAACACGTCGATTCCGCGCATAGCCACGCTGACCGCGGCACGTCTGACCGACAATGAGGGATTGGACGGGTGGACCGGAGGAGCGGTGACGAACCTCCCCAAATACCATGCCGCTGTAAGAACCAGAAACATGGAACAGATCCAGCCGGCGTTCATCGTAAGCGTGAAAGACTTCGACGACGGTTATCGTCCCGGCGACAAGTAGGCCTCGCAAAAAACATGCCAACCCATCCGGCTTATGTTGATGCCGGATGGGTTTTCTCAATCTGCGTCCCCGGCTTATCCGAATATGCAAGAAACTTTGTTAAAAACCGAAAATCTATCGTTATCAACCGATTCCGTTGATACACTCGGGAAACGCAGGAGGGTTCCTTCAAACCAAAATCGAAGGGAATCCAATCATGGGCAACACCATAGAAATCGCCGCCGCCAGCAACCTCGTCGGAAGCTACCACGCCATGTTCGACGGCATCCTCAACTCGACCGCCGGACAGCTCATCACCAAGGTGGGCGCCGCTGCCGCAGTGATTCTGGCCTTGGGGCTTATCCTGGGGGGAATCAGCAAGATACTGGGACGAAGCAACAAGCTGGTCTCTACGTTCTGTCCAAGCGCCGCACGAGTCGTCGTCGTTCTCGTCGTCATCTTCATCTTCGCCGGACCGACCGTAACCGTTCCGGCATTGCTGACAGCTCTTGACTGGATCGTCAACGCCGTGGGCAACCAAAGCAAAGACTACTTCGGAGTCTGATCGGGGGACATATTCATGGGCGAGCAAAGACAATTGCATCCAAGGGAAACCATGGATGACATCACCGAGGTCTCATCCACCGCATCCATTGAACGTAAGAACACGTTCATGATCACGAAAAGCACGGAAGCCCGATCCAAGACCGTGTTTTCGACAATCATCGGCGGTGTTATAGGACTGTTGATCTGTCTTATGCTCGCCCCGATCATCGGCATCACATTCGGCGTGGTGTTCATCCTCATCGGCTTGGTCGCCGCACCATTCCTCATGGTCGGCCAAGTCAAAGACCGGACCCAGCAGGTCCGATGGAAAAGACTTCTCAGGAGATTGCAGAGCCGGAACATCGCCGGAGAGGTTTTCTACCCCAATTCGAATCAGCCAGAGCATCTAAGCAGTCTTAAGGAGATGTGGATACTGTGAGCGCTTCAACCCAGATGCAGCCCAGCCTCCCGGTCAGGATGCAAGCGCGACGGAACATGCTGTTCATTGTTCTGCTCGTCGTTCTGATGACAGTGGTCGTACTGCCCTCCCAAGCATTCGCCATGGTCGAAAACGACGGCGGTGCGAGTGCGCCGGTATGCGCTACGGCCACAAGCACCCAAGTCGATTACACGACATGTCTTCCGTCCGGCCGATGGGGAAGCAATGTCGGCAGCATAACCAGCCGCATCGAACCATCGAGTGGCATCCTTGGTTTCATCTCCAATGTGCCGGCCCTGATCAGTCATACGACAAGAGACATCCTGCCGAACATGCTGATGCAGATCACACAGCTCTGCTGGTCATCCGCCCTGTCGCTAAGCCAGTTCGCGGCAAGTTTCACCCCATTGAAGACCGCTGGAGCTTCGGTCGACCATGCCACGGCGAAACTTATCGACAATGTCATGGCCGGAGGAATACCCGCGGCATTGATGGTGACCGCCATCGTAGTATGGCTTCTCGCGGCGGGATTTGACATCGGGACCACGAAAGAGGCGAGCAAACGACTGCTTGCCACAGTGCTGTGCCTTGCGACTCTCATCGTTTTGGGGGCAGGAGCCTCGAAAACCGCGGAGAATGCGACCGAACCGGCGACCGGCAGCCCCTGGTGGGTTGTCAACACCATCAACGGCGCAGTCAACAAGCTCACCGTCGGACTTGATCTGGACGGGTTGAATGATGGTGAATCGAACATGATGGCATCAAGCAACAAAGCACTCAACCGTGATACGAACTGCCAGGATTACCTGTATGCCATGCACCAGCAGTACGACAGTGCGACCAGAGGCAACGGGGGAGACACATCCGCTATCACCAAGGCTGTGAACCGCATGTGGGAGGAAACGGCTCTCCGATCGTGGGTGACGATGCAATGGGGTAATCCGTCAACGGGGCCGAACACGCCATCAGGCGTGGCCGCCAACGCACAGCAAGCGTACTGTCATGTGCTTGACATGAACACGAACACCGATCCTGCGGTGCAAATGACATTGACGAATGCGGCAACCGGTTTGAGTATCGATTCCGACACAGCAGAATGGTTGTTCAGCGAACACGGTTGGATCGACCCTCAGGACAGTTCCGTCAATGACAAGGAAAAGGAGCAGAACGATCGAGATAAATATGTTCGACTGACCAGAGCGGGGATCTTTTGGGAGACCTGCGGCGTCAACGGCAGTGGGAAGGTGTACGGCCGTGACGGCTGGAGCATCCTCGTCAAAAACATGGGGGACAAGGATACAGGAGCCATCAAAAATGGGAAGCTCACCGTCAGGCTGAAAAAGGATGGATTCAGCGACATTTCAGGCGGGAACGGGGCTCACTTCTACGGGGACGATGACAAGATAGACCAGAACATACTCCAATTGTGCAATGTGGCTTTGGGCACAAAGCAATTCAAAGGCGACCAGTATCGGGCCTTTCACAACGACAATGACTTCCGTGATTCGAGCGGCAACGTCCAGAACACGAACATCGCCGATGCCGCGAACTTGGGCTGGCGTTTCGATATCCCCAACGTCGGTGGGACTTGGCGTGAAGCCAACCTTGGTGACACGCAGAATTCTTCGACCGGTCAGGGCGCGATGCGCATCACCTTGGACAACCTGTATGGCAATTCGTCGCCGGACAATCTGGGAGCATTCGGCTCGGCGCTCGGTGGCATCTGCAACATGATCGTCTGGGGATTGTTCAGCGTCATTCTCATCATGACCAAGCTCATGCTCGTCATGATGGTGCTGTTCCTCGATGTAGCGTTCCTGGTGCGCGCTTGGCCCATAGGCGAGGCTCCGAAGAACGTGCTGAAGAACTGGGTGAAATACACGTGCAACCTGAGCATGACGGGCGGATTGTATGCGGCTTTGGGAACCATCGCCACATTCATCTGCCAGCTCACGTTGAAGTTCTGTTCCGAAATGAGCAGCAGCTTCATGTACAACGTGATCAATGGTTCCAGCCCCGTGCTTGCAATCGCCGCCATCAGCCTGTTTTGTACCAGCGTTCTCAAGATCGGCAACCTGTTCAGTTTCAAAGCGATGATGGGAATCGCCACTGGAGGAGCCATGGCAGGCGGAGTACTGGCCGGACTCAGCAGAATCCGCGGAGGAATAAGCAGCGGTCTCCACATGGGACGGTTCCTCACAGGCCGAAACCACGGTGGCATGTCCAGTCGCAACGCCGGACCACGACACAAGACGTTTGGTCCTACCGCAGGCGAAAGCAAACTCGACTCCATGCTCGATTCGGAGAGGAAGAAGCTGGATCTCGACGGCGGCGACCGCAACCTGTACGGACGCAACACGAAAGAATACGATGCGATCGCAGCCCGCGGAGCAGGCTCCATCAGTCATAGATGGGGGCGCATGAACGAAGGCACCGTACGCGGATCTCTCGCAGGAGTCGCCGCACGTTTCGCCAACCGAGCCGACAAGGCTCAGATGTTCATGACAGGCGGTATGTCCTACGATGATCGCGTCAAGAACTATATGGCTCACCATCCCGGCGCATCGCTCAGCCGCGCCCGTACCATGGCAAGAGGTGCAAGCCTGCTTAATCAGACCGCACGCGGCCTGGGCGGGGGAGCTATGCTGTTGGGCGCGACAGGCAAGGCAGCCCTTGGTGTCATGAAATCCCAACCGTTGCGTGACGTGGTCAAGAGAGGCGCCAAGGTCGCGGCGACCGGTATCGCCGCCGCCGCACTCGCATCCAACCCGATCACATTGCCGGCAGGTGTAGTCGCATTGGGCAAGCTCGCCACCAACCGTGACCTCTGGCATGGAGCCAAGGTCGGAATCGGCGCACTGGGAGCTAGAGCGGAGAAGAGCCGCAACGAAATCCTAAGCCTGGGGCAACGGCCTACGACGGTCATGACTCCGATTGCTCCGGTCGAAGACAATCCGTTTGATCTCGATGAATCATTGAATGAGATGCACTCCGAGGACGGAAGCCTCAACTCCGATGGAAACAAGGCGTTCGGGGTGGTGGAGAACAGCATGATGCACAACTTCCGGCAACAGGGCCACATGAGCGAGCAGGAAGCCGCCGACGCATTGGAGGGCGCGCGTATCACGGGAGAGGTTAAGGAAGCAGCGGCGAAATACCATGCGAACCTCAGCGCGCCGAAGAACCCACCTCGCCAGAAAACGTCTGATGAGTTCGAAACGGATGGAGATGCGTTCTGATGGACACCGACACTGTTACTCAGACGACTGGGCAGGGAGCCGCCGATTTCCTCACTGTCCTGTTCGCTTGGATGTTCACGCCAACGGGAGCCGTGCTGACACTGCTCCTGTTGGCGGTCGGCGGCGTCAGCGTCTTCATGAAGATCATGGGACGTTCGATGAGAATGTTGTCCGTTGCGGCGAGGATATGTGCGGGCCTGTTCTTCGTGTGGGTCATCAGCGGTGTCCTGGAGGCGATGGGCATTCCCATCCGTGAATGGATGCAGGGGATCGCTAGTCAGCTCCCGGATTTGGGCGCGCTGCTCAAAGCATTTCTGGAGAGGCTGTTGTTTACGGCATCCTAAAATTTTCGCAAAGAATTGCGGAAATGCGGGAATGGTTTTGCAGTTGAATGCGGAAGCGTTTTTTCTGCCTGATCATTCCCGCATTGTGTTGTTTTCCTGTTGATGGGAAGAAATGATTCCACAAAAAAATGCGTCTCTGCTACACTGAATGTGGCCACATAAAAAAGCGCGTCTCACGCCTCCACTTTGGCGGCGGGAAACGTGAACGAAGGAGAAAGCAGCATGCTAAAAAGCACGATTCTTGTCGCGGTCGCCGACATCAAAGGCGGCGTCGGAAAAACGACGACAGCCATGCTCATCGCCGGATGCCTCGCCCGGCGCGGAGAACACGTCACGGTTCTAGACGCCGACAACACCGGTGGCGCGACGCTCTGGGACGAATACGTGCGAATCGAGGACGATCGTCGTCGCAAAGAAGACGAAGCCAACGGGACTTCACACAAACCCTACAAGCTGGGTTTCGACGTGATCCAAACCAATGACGTGATCCTCGGAATGCCTGACAGGATACGCGAACGCTACAAAGGATGGGTCATCATCGACACTCCTCCATCCGATGCGGGAACGGTGCAGACGGCACTCCAAGCGGCCGACGTGTCAATCATCCCCTGCCAGCCGTCCATCAGCGATTTGAGCCATGCAGGGAAAACCTATGCGGCCGCCAGAAACGGCATCATCCTGCTCACGCGAGTGAAAGCGCGAACCAAACTCGCGCGCGACGCAGTGAAACAATTGGATGAGCTGGAGGCAACACGATTCGAAACGGTCATCCACGAGAGGGAAGCCATCAAGAATCTGTACGGAACCAACCAGATAGACAACAGGGATTACGCTTCCGTCACCCAAGAGCTCATTGACCTCGTCAAACAGTTCGGCATCGAGTAGGAGTTGAAACATGGTAAAGAATATCAACAGCGCTTTCGGACGCGGCCTGCAGGACACTCGCGACATGGGGCGTCGGCCTCTCCTATCCGAATCCCCCGAACCGAAGATAACGGTCGAGGCTCCCGAGCAGAAAGCAGTCTCTGAAGCAATCCCGGAAGATCATGAGACGAAAACGAATGAAGCATCCGGGAGAGCCGGTCGGAGGAAGCCCGTGTATTCGTTCGACCGGAGGCTCGGCACGAACCTGACGGATGAAAACTATCTCGCGCTGCGGATCAAGTCGGTCGAGACGAACATGACCACGCAGGCTCTTCTTAACGCCGCAGTGGAACAATGCTTCGTCAACGGAGGACTTGACATGGAGCTGGCCAGAAAATACGCGCAGACCCGCTGACACAAAAAGAGACTCGGCAGTATCCGAGTCTCTTTTTTCTTTTCCCGACTTCCACCGCTTTCACGCTGAGACTCCGGATAGTCTGACACTTGATAACACGTTCAGATTCTCAAGGAGACGAAGTGGCACGAAAAGCATCCGTTGAATCTCCAATGGACATCACCGAAGACAAACGGAAGAACGAAGTCGAACTGACGGCAATCAAACGCGCCATGCGAAACACCCGCTGGTGGAAAGTTTTCATCACCGTGTTCATGATCGCCGGAATCGTCGCTCCCGTCATCAGCATTCGCGCAATCAGCACGCTGCAGGACATGGGGTCCATGTTGAGCGCGAAATACAAGGAGATCAGCGTAGACAAACCAGGGAAACAGGCAGCCTTGGCGTCCGTCAACAAATGGTTGGACACAAACAAAGGACCATTCCGTTACGGGACCACGAACCTGTTATGGGATTCGGCGACAAAAGTCGGATCCAGTGACGAGGACACCGGAACAGGAAAGGAACATACCGACTGGTGGAGCCACCAGTTCTCATTGACCGACCTGTCCGACGGATCCACCCGCGACGTAACCCAGCTCATTTCATGGAAGAACAACGTGGCCACCGCAGTGGGAGACCCAACAGTGCTGCCGCTGAAAGCAAGCGGCGCTGGCGGAGCACAATCCTATACGCCATCCGGATACTCTCGCATCGACCAGGCGGCCAGCTTCCAGAACGTCGTCAACGCTTGGGCGAAAGCCTACATCGGGAAAGACAGCAACGCGTTCACCGTGCTGGTCGGGGATCCGAACAGCGAGCACGCCTACCAGCCAGCAGCCATCGGAACATTCAAAAACGTGAGCATCAACTGGCTTGTGGAGTGCGACAAGAACGGGCAATCCGTGCCAAAGGAACAATCCAGTGACACGCCTCCCTATGCTGCGGCGTCGATCAGCATCACATTCGAACCGTATGCCGCGATGCAAGATAGTTCCGATAAGGGAAGCGACACGTCATCTTCGGACAACACCGGCGGCTCGACCGTCAAGACGAACATCACCGTACTGGTCAAGAACCCTACATCCGGTAACGCGAAGATCATCGACTGGGGAGCGGATGGCAGCGTCAGGACGTTGAGTCCCTATGCGAACGCACTGAGCAAAAGCGACGTGACTTCGGCGAACTCCGACGACGAGACCGGCAACACCTCGTCCGATAACGCCTCAGACGGCACATCGTCGGATGGTACGGCATCCGACAGCCAAAACAATGGACAGAACAACTAAGGAGACCATCATGGCCAATGACAAGAAACCGGAACTTCCCCCATTTGCGGAATTCGTCAACAGCAACGCCGACCTGTTCGGAGCGATCATCGTCATCCTATTCGGCATCGCGGTCGTCTGGACTATTATCAGCGGACTGTTCTAGAAGAGGAAACCGTCGTGGCATCGAGAAAAAACAAGACCGGCATAACCGTCGCCGGCATCCTTGGCGGCTTGGCCATCGTGCTCATAGCCATCATCGTCATCATCCAAACCGGAGTATGGGCCACGGTCGCCCCACAATTCGGGTTGCCTGCAATAACCAGCATCAGTCAGATACTTCCGAGCGAAGACTCCATGCAGAAAACAAACATCGGCTTGGGGTTGAAAAAACCGGACCTGTCGAAAATCGAAGGCCAGATCAAAGACGGTCTGACCTCCTCGGGGAACACCGGAGAAAAGGATTCCACGAACACGGATATGGGAGCGAGCGGACTGCCGGCTTCCGCAGCAAGCCCCATGAGCGTGTCCGAAGCCATCACAGCCGCCCGGAACCTCCCGACCGAAACACCCCATACGAAGGGCTACAATCGCGCCGAGGATTTCGGGGACTGGCAGAACAGCGACCAGCTTTGCGGATACGGAACCACCCGCGACTACATACTCAACCGTGACTTGACCGATCCAGTCATGGACTCCAATTGCAAGGTGCAATCCGGGACACTGCATGACCCCTATACGGGCCAGACCATCAACTTCCGGAAGAGCGTCGTGAAGAACGGGAAGACCGTCAGCGGAGACAGCACCGCAGTGCAGATCGACCATGTGGTCGCCTTGAACGACGCATGGGCCTCCGGCCTGTGGAAGAACTCAAGGAAAAACGATCGCGTGAAATACGCGAACGATCCGGACGTGCTGCTTGCCAGCCAGGGGAATGCCAACAATGCGAAAAGCGAGGGCATCAACCTGTACGGGAGCGGTGTCCCCAAGAAGTCCGTCGGACGATGGGCCGCATCCACCCCATCCGTCTGGCTGCCGAGCAACAGCGGCTACCAGTGCTCCTACATGGCCAAGCGCGTCTACATCAAAGACAAGTATGGACTTTCCATGAGCAGTTGGGAGAAAAGCGAGACGATCGGGTTCCTGCAGCAATGCCAGGCGAAAGAAAATTAAGCCATCATATCGCCTGTTGTTTCGGAAACACTACGGTAGGTTGAGATATCAGGATGAGGGCCTACGTTCTCTCGACCCGAATCCTCTCGATGGCAATCCTGATTTTCCTCGGATTCTCCTATGGTGCGGCTTTCCTTTTGTGGACTTTTTGGGTGAGCCGCACCTTTTCTTTTTTTTCTGAAACAATTCTGTTATGCCTGTTAAACTGAATATATCTACATAAAGTATGGAACAGCAAGGAGATCCATTGTCTGAAGACAAGACCGAAAAACTCGGCGACTTTATGCGCCGCGTAAAAGACGACACGGTGCTCAACCTGTACTTCGTCACGGAGACCGGGTCGAAAAGAATACCGACGCCACTGTTCGGCAACCCCACTGCGGAACAGCTGAGGGACAACAGGTACCTGCAATCCCAGGTGGTCGCATCCCGCAAGCACTATTGCAATGAGGTGATCAGCAGCGGATGGACCGTCCACGTGGATACCAAGTTCGATCAGGAGGCTTTCGAGAATGCCTAAAGTGGATAGAGGCTGGAGAATCTGCGGACGTCAGTTCGGCTTTCTCGGCAACAGGCGCCTGCCTTAAACCGTGAATATCTTTCATTGGGATTTTCTTTTACGATATATGCCTGTTATACTGAATATATCCACATAGAGAATTGAAGGAAGACCCACCAATGAGCCACGCAGCCAACACAAGCATCCAAGACATCCAAAACGGAATAGGAGACTTCGTGCTCCGTCCCGAAGCAGACCGCAACAGCCTCGACGGCTATATGAAACTACCCGAACAAACCGTCTCAACACCTGCTCCCATGGATGTCTCATCGAACAAGGCGTGAAATCACACATGACCTACCACGATGACGGCAGCGGAGACTGGACACTCTGCAAAGACGACCCGGACTATGGGCAGTATGTCGCAGCAGGCAATCCAACGAGCGTTCCCGCGAATCCCGTCATCTGAATAGAAAGAACGAAATCATGTCCATTAAGTCAGCGCAAGCGAAACAACAGCTCAGAAACAGCGATGGCACATTCGCCAACGAGAACAAGAATGCGGGATTTCCCTCCAACGACATGATTCAGCGTGCCTCCAAATTGTTAGCGAAAAGCTCGGCGACCGTTGATGAGCCGATCATCAAGCCCTCCGTGAAGTCGGAAGGCTACATGGGATCCACCGCCATCACCGGCGGCAAATACGATGCCAGTCGCAGTCCGGCGGAAAACGCGAAACTCATGCGCGCGGACATCAAAGCATTGCAGAAGAACGGTGAATTGCCGAAGGATTGGAAGATCGGCGTCCGTACGAACACGAGTTCCATGAATTGGAACGCGCACGTCACCATCCAACTGCCGGAAGGCGAATCCTCCACCTATGTGCCGACCCACGCCGAATATCTGGCTGCAGACAAGGAAGACCGGATTATCGGTCCCGAGCATAAGGCATGTCAGGGAATCATCGAAAACCATGGCGGAAGCATTTCCACCGAGGAATGGGACGAAACCGCACGCCTCATCAACCAGAAAATCCGGAATGGCGAACAGTTGGCCGCCGCTGAACAGGCCTGCGTCATCGAAACCCCGCAAGTCCGCAACGCGAAGAAACTCTGCCAACGGGTAGGCGAACAGTACACGTATCAGAACAACAACGCCATGGTCGACTACTTCGACACGGACGGATACATCACCGTACGAGCAGTGACCGGAATCAGGAAACCAGAAAAACAATGAGCGAACCAGTCCGAAACTTCAACCAGTCAATCCACGTCAAAGGAGCCAAGGAGACTCATTACCCGGCTCCAGGCACGCTGATGCTATGGGGTGACAACTGGACACTGTTTGATTGGATTCGTCAGAACACCGACTACAACACGGACACCGAAACGGCGACCATTGATGCCGACGTGCTGGATCGGCTTCACGAATACGCATCTGGCATAGCCAATCAGAGGGGACGGCGTGACGCACGCCGTGGTGAGGCCGCCTGCATCGTAGAAGGTGCAGAAGCGGTGCAATCCTATCTGCGCCATCACCCCGATTTGACGTTGGAATTCGCGGTAATCCACTTGGAATCACATCCGTCCGTCTACATCAAGGAAGAAGTCTGACATTGGTTGAAAAAATCAACTTGCAGCAGGAAGCGTTGAACGCTTTGACGGATGCGGCTCTCAGCAGCGAGAAGCCGGGGCAAGCGTTCATCAAAGGCTATTGCTCCCACGCCTACCGTCAACCCAGTCAGGATGAGGAGCATGCCGCAGCCGTCATGATAGCGAGGCGTATACGCTCCATCTTCCATCTGGAGGAACCGGACGAAGATGATCTGGTCGGTCAATGCGCATGCATCTACCGGGATATTCAAACCAGCCTGCATGATGCCTATGACCGGTTCGAAGCCGAAGACGAGCGGCAACTCGTGGAAATCACCGGCTACATCGGCCGCAACTGCCATGAGCTGGAAGGATGCGCCGTCATCTTCACCTGGAAAGGCGAAACCAAAGCCGGAACACTCCACTACAACGGTATGAGCGACCTCAGCATCCGCGGATTGGACTATGACACGGATTACGTGTTGGAAGTCTGGCCGGACGATTCCATCCACGGCGTCAACAAGAACGTGTACGACCTGCACGTGTTCGCAGGAAAGAAGAGCAGCAATTGAGCAATGAAACAGTGACGCGAGTCGGTGACGCCGATCCGGTAGAACATCCCGCACACTACGAATTATCCCATCCCGGTCTGGAATGTATTGACCTGACCGCCGGCATGAGCTTCTGCATGGGCAACGCCGTCAAATACGTGTGGAGATACCGGTCGAAGAACAAGCCGGTCGAAGACCTGAGAAAGTCTCTCTGGTATACGCATTATGCGGAAAACAGGAACGAGCCCGTCGCTTTGACCTGCCGTCAGCTTGGCATCATCAATGCGCTGCAGCATCAATCCCAGACGGAACAATACGAATTCCAGTTCTGGAATGCCTTACGGTTCGGAGATTATCCGAAGATGTGCCGGGCTATCGCGATGATGATTCGACTGGCAGAAGGAAAGAATATCGACGATATTAACCAGGAGCTGGAATCTTGAACGGGGCATCATCGGCCAACATTCCTTACAAGAACGAATTACGAGACCGTCAAGGATGCGGCGAATACGGGAGACGGCACAAGCCACTCCTTGATGCGGCAATCAATGACATACGTATCCGATTCGAAGGGAAAACGGTAGAAGTCGAATTCAATGACACAGCCCCGAAGCCACTGCAAGGCTTTACAGTCACCGCGCCCGTTCAGATTCTGGAACACAACACCGGATGCTGGTGGGAGAGAACAATCACGGCACGAATCAGAGACGGCTCAACCATTCCCGTCGTGTTGGATCACGTGTATTGGAATTGGATCACCGGCACACCCATGCACATTCATCTCGACGGCATTCAACGCATCCGGGTCATCGAAGACAAGCATCATCAAAGAGAGGAAAACAATTGAGCGTGAACCAACCGTTGACGGACAGCGAAGCCAGGAACATCTTCATAAACGGCGCGGAGGACTTCTATTCACTGTCGGCAAACCCGCAATTCTCCAACGTAGCCGAACTGTTTGACGCCTGGCTTACCGAGCATGATCGCCAACTGCTGGCCAAAACGGAAACCGAAGCAGGGAAACGAATCTCCAGCGAACTCAAACTCGAACATGCAAGCGACGCCCACGCCCGAACGGAACCATCCCGCGCATACATTCAAGGATGCAAGGCCGCGAGAAGCCTGCTCGAGGACGCCATCCGAGACATGACGCAAGAACAGGGGACGCTATGAGTTTCACCAATACGACCCCGAAGACGGCAGCGCTTATTACACAGACAAAGACGACGCAGACGATGACGCCAGTTCCGACGGATGGCAATTGGATGGAGACGAAAACCACTACTGTCCGCAACACTGGCATCTGACCTGCAGCAAATGCAGGAAAACAGCAATGGGAAACCATGACGAACTCATTGAAAACGGATGGGACTGCGCCACAGACGAGTGGCTGTGCCCGGAATGTCATTAAGGAGAAAATTTGAGCAAATTCTACGAACCATTAAAAACAATCGTCAAAGAGGATGATTGGAAGATCGTCGAGGAGAACGAACACACTCTGGCCTGTTCCTGTAACGGGTTGAACGGCTGGGCTATCAGCGGCATGAGTGTGGTGGAATATTCGCAACGACGTTTGGCTTTCTTCCGGGACAATAGGCTGATCGGTGAAATCAAACTGTATGACCTTGACCTGGCGGGACGAGTCGTTGATGAATACATGACCGGCGGGTTCAATCCGACCATGTTCATTTCCTTGGATACGACGATGGAACAGTGGTGCCAGCAAATCGAAGACGCCTATGCAGGAGTGCTGACTGGACTTGAAGAGGAGGAAGATGCTGATGCCGGAAGCCAATGAGAGCATTGCACCTTTCACTCTGCTGGGTGGAATCCTGTATCTAAACGAGTTCGAACTATTGCCGGGACTGTCGGCTGACGCTTGCCGGGACATTGGACGACTGCGGCGTAAAGCCGTATCCGCTCATCTGGTAGGTGACAGGAAAACGGTTGTCTCCTGTGCCAGACAGATCAACCGTGTGGTCGAAGCAGACAAGCGACGCCGAGAACGACTCTCCTCCAAGAAAGGTCGGCCGACACCGAAACAGAAACCGGCACAAAAGAAGAAGAACACTGGTTCCGGATACGATGCCGAATACCGGCGCTTCAGGGAACAGTTCATGCGTGATGTGACCGATCCGAAGAAAATCCGTGAAGCAGACCGTCTCGCATTCTTCAGTGGCGCGCAAATCATTCTTGAAAACTAGCAAAAGGAAAGAATCTTGAAACATCCAATCCTTATCAGCCTCAGCATCATGCTGGCCGCAATCATCGCAGTCGCCTTCCATCTGGCAAAAGACCCTGTCTGATCATGCCCCGATATCATAGTCGAGCCGAACGAGCAGCCGACCTGCTCCAGTCGAGTCGTTTCACGGTGGAATCCGTTGCCAAGCAGACCGGTTTGCCCGTCGATATCGTTCGCCAGATCAACGAGCCTATCGCCAAACGTCTGGCGGAGCAGGATGCGGTGGATGCCGCGGAACGTAGCATGAGGAAAGCCGAAGCGAAGATAATGCGCGAACAGTATCCGTGCCCGCTTTGCTCCACTGGTCATGCGGAACCGCATGACTGCGACACGTTCCTTCCCCTCGGGTTCATACACGGTGGCGAACGTGACGGACAAATGGACGGCTTCTGGTGCCACCCGTACTTCTGCTCCTGTTCGAACCAACGGTGCATCGCCTGTAATATTTTCCCCAGCAAAAGCAGAGAGGAAGCCGTCGAACGGTTCTGCGCCGGAGACTTCGCCCACGAAGACGATTTCATCGAACTGAAAACCGGCAAACGTTACCACTATTCGCAATACGGTATCGAACAGCAGATCCTCCGGTACCTAGCACATTGGAGCGCGGAGCAGGTCAAAAGGCTCGGCTTCGACTCGAAGCTCGTGGACACCCTGGCCATGCAACGGACATTGGATCGCATGGGCGACAAATACGTTGACGTGTTCGACACGACGCTACTATGCCCTAACTGCGGGATGAAAGGCGAATATCGGAAAGCCGTCAGCCCGATCACTCATACGAAAACATGGTGGCGGGTCGGCTGCCCATACTGCAAAACCCGCACCAGATACTCGTTTCCCTCTCAGAGAGAAGCTGCGGAAAAATTCGAATCCGCCCAACTGGATACCAAACCATCAATCCTTAACGAAAAGAGCAAATTGTAATGGCAAGCAACTTCTACAAGGCGGGTGCGGCTGCGATGACCTCGAACAAGGACGATTGGGAAACACCTCAAGCCTTGTTCGACCAGTTGAATGAGGAATTCCACTTCACTCTCGATGCCGCCTCAAACGACCAGAACGCGAAGTGCGAACATCACTACACGGCTGAAAACAGCGGTCTCGAGCATTCATGGGGGGGGGAGACAGTATTCTGTAATCCTCCCTACGGGCGGAACATCGGCGACTGGATACGCAAAGCCTCCCAGGAAGCCAGCAAACCGGACACTCTCGTAGTCCTATTGGTTCCCGCCCGCACGGACACCAGATGGTTCCAGGACCATATCCTGCACCGTGCGGAAGTCCGGTTTCTGCCCGGACGTTTGAAGTATGAGGTGAATGGGCAGGCCGGTGAAGCGGCACCATTCCCCAGCATGATCGTGGTCATGAGAACAGGAGAAAGGTGACTTCCTCCCCGCCGGCACCCCGACCGTCAAGGCTTTGATAAACGGGCGCGACGAAGGCCAGACCCCCGAAGGTTTCAACCCCGAACCATGCGACCGGCGACACGGGCAACGCCTACGAGTACAGCCAATGCACGTGGTGGGCGTATGTGCGCCGCCACCAGTTGGGACTGCCCGCAGGTTCACACATGGGCGACGGCGCGGATTGGGCGAACACGGCGAGGAAGCTTGGTTATTGGGTTGACAATTCTCCCCGCGTCGGCGACGTGATTTGTTTCAGTCGCGGACAATACGATTCCGACCTGGCCTACGGGCATGTGGGAATCGTTGAAAACGTGGGGCAGGACGGTTCCATCACCACCGGGCCGGCGCGGTTGGGTGCCCCCCCGGCTTCAGCCGTGGGGAGGAAAACCGCGCCCCGCATCATGACCCTGTACCGCCATTACGCGCGTAATGGTGATATACTAGTGGCATGAGTCAGAAAGTCCGGGTCACACGTGTCAAGGTCAAGGGCGGGCAACCATACCTCGGCCAGCATGACGGCACGCCCATGTACTCGGGCGACCCGGACATTGTCATGCGTTGGCTGTGCGACGGGTGGCGGAGCAGGTACAACCAGTGCAGGTCCACCCGCCGCAAGTACGGTCCAAACCATGAGCTCGTCCCCATCGGCGATACGGTCACGGACCTGACCGACGCGCAGGCGCGCCGCGCATGCCCATGGCTCGCCGCCCTGCCGACACTCATCCTGCAATCCCCATCAAAACTCGAAGCGGTGGAATGGTATTCCAACGTGAAACGCCGCAAGACCGCACGCAAACACCACAGGAACCCCGGGCGCATGCCACGCTTCAAGTCACGGCACCGTAACCCGCTCACGTTCGTCTGCTGGTATAACGGCGGCAGGAACGCCGTATTCCGCCAAGTCAACAAGACGCACGGCATCGTCACCATCACCGGGCAGAACCCGGTCGGATTCCGCGCGCACGGCGCACGATGGCGGGTCGAAATCCACGTGAAAACCAGCCAACCGGTCCGCACGTACACGAACATCCGCGTCAACTGGACCGACCGGACCCTCGTATTCACGAACCCGCCCCAACCGTTGGACACGGCGCCGACCGGCCGGGCGGTCGGATTGGACCGTGGTGTCGCCCACCAGCTCGCCACGTCGGACGGCGGGTTCATCGACCTGTCGCAAGCCAAACTCAAACGCATCAGCGGGGAGATCGCCCGTCGGCAGAAAGCCATGGCCCGCAAAGCCCTGCTCGCCGGATACCGGAGCCAACGCGACTACCGCAAGCACGGCACCAGCAAACGGTACGAGCGGGAACGCAGGCAGGTCGCACGCCTGTACCGGAAAGCCCGGAACATCACCATGGACTGGGCACAGCAGGTCACGACCCGGCTGGTCCGCGACTACGATTTCATCGTCGTGGAGGACCTCAACCTCCAAGGCATGACCAGACGGTGCAAACCGAAACCCGACCCCGAGCATCCCGGACACTGGCTGCACAACGGGCAGACGGCGAAACGCGGGTTGAACCGCGGGCTGCTCCAATCGAACCTCGGGCTGATCCGCTGCCTGCTGGAATACAAGACCCGGCTCCTGCCGGGCAAGACACTCGCCACAGTGAACCCCGCGTACACGAGCCGGACATGCATCCGATGCGGATATTGCGCAAAGGAGAACCGTGAAAGCCAAGCGGTCTTCTCATGCACGAAATGCGGATTCACATGGAACGCCGACCTGAACGCCGCCGTGAACATCCTCGACATGGGTGTCCATGCGGCGTCGGCCGGCGAGTTAAGCGAACAGGGTATGGACTATGCCCTGCGGGCGGTAAACACGGCAAGACACGGTGACGCTACACGCGGAAACCGCGCACTGTTCGCCCGCGAACCTCAGTCGTCGGACATAAGCTCGGCGACTGGAATCCCCCGGCTTTAGCCGCGGGGAGGAAGTCAATACTAGAAAGGACATTCCATTGAAGGATGAGAAACTTGAAACTGTCGCCAAAGAGGTGTTCCTGAGCATCCCGCCCGACGTCAGGACAGGCGTGTTCATCGACGTTTTCACGCCATGCGACTGGCATCACGCCGCCCAGTGCATGGTCGATTACGCGGGGATTCTAGACGACCCGCGCGAACCGTTCAACCTCGTCTGCGACATGCCGGTCATCTGCACGACCGCCGTCACGGAAAAGACCGTCGTCTCGGACGTGCGCCCGCTGGTCGGACTGCCGGACGACGCCTACGACGATATCGTGGCCGGCGAGATGGATTACGTCGTCGTGCGCAGCGCAACGGACGGACCCGTGTACGTCGAGGGAATCCGGCCAGACGACGTCGAACAGGCATACGACGAATACCTCGACGAGATGATCGACATCATGGCCGGGTCGGGGAGGGACGTGCTGCAGGACGCCTTGGAGGCCGCCCATTGGCTGGCATACCGGCTTTCCGAACTGACCCAGCGGCATCTCGTCTTGGAAAGGAGCCGGACTTGGAAACTCGCGGAGTAAGAGTCAGGTTCTCCTCTCCCGCAAATGAGAACCGGTACTGGTGGACGATACGCGAATGCGACGGACGGTACGTGGTGTGCGTACGCGAACGTCTAGCCTTGCCGGACGGCTTGCTCGCGTACACGGTTGCCGACCGGCGGAACGGAACACGCGGCCACGTCAAGGACGAACGTTCGGGCGTCAAGGGCGCGTGCCGTCCATCCGACGCGGCATGGCTGCTGGAACAGGCGAAAGCGCAGGGGATTACCGACACCGAGCCGCTGTGTGTAGCGGAATACAAGGAGAAGCATTGAACGCATTCGACCATACGGGCGTAACACTCACCAAGCATCAGAACAACGCCGCGCTCGGCGTGAACATCCTCCCCGACGACGAAATGCGGGCATACGGGTTCACCGACCACGTGCCCGAAGAATGGTACCTGTGCCGCAAGGTCTCCGAAGACGGCACCACCACGCTCAACCTGACCATCGCCAAGGACGGGTCGGACTGGGTCATCGACGTGCTGGACGAGTATTTCCTCCAACCCTACGACTATCAGGGACTGCTCGAACGCAACCCGGACAACGGGTACGCGCGGGCCGTGGCCGATGAATGCGAACGCCAATACCGGCTCCTGACCGAGGCGGGCATTCTGACCGGCTGGCACGAGGGGATGTACGTATGAACCCTTTAAACGGATTGACATTGTTCTATCAGGAAGAATCCCCCCACAGCGGCCAGCCGCTGGTTCTAGGCAAAAAAGATAAGGTGCTGCTGATTCAAGGCCGCACCGGCGCTGCTGGCGCAGGAGCCTGTTGTTTGACTGCCGAGGTGAACAGTCTGACGACACGTGGCGGAATATTGTCCACCGGCAGCAGGCTCAGGGATTGGATTTCCGCAACCAACTGTCCAGGCGTCACGACACGAACATTGCCCGGCCAGACGGCTTCGCTGACATCCGGGTTGCCGTTATGTCCGCCCGGTACCATGCAGACCATCCATTGGGCCGCCACGTGATAGGTTTCGAGCGTGGACGCCCAATTATCGCGTTGGGTTGCCATGTTCTCGCTCATCTTGACCACGGGTGTTCCGTCCGAGCCTTTGATGAGGGCTCGACGGCTGATGCTCATGCGCACCAGGTTTCGTGGATCCAGATTCACGTATTTGGTGTCGCTGCCGCCCTTGTAGTTCTTCGCGTCCACGAACCAGGCATGCACCTGCTGTTGCGGGTCTATGCCGACCAGCACGCAGTCGATGTCCGCGTTGATGGGCTGGCGGTTCTCGTTGAGCCCGTACAGGGACCAGAAGGAGATGACGTTGAGCCGCATGTAGGCGATGATTCTGGCCAATGCGGATTCGCCCTGCTGGCCGGCCTGTACGGCCGTGTTTCCGAAAGCGGAATAATCCAAGCCGGAACCCGGATCGCCGTACAGTTTCCCGAGCTGGCGTTCCTGTTGCAGGTTCGCGTTGAGACTGGCCTCATACAACGGGTCGGGGGAGCCGCCGTTGTCGTGGTCTATCACGAACCAGCCATAATAGGAGTCCTCGTTGCTCATGGCGGCCACCAGCCCGTATCGGGGTGCAAGACGGTTCAGCTCCGTCTGCGTGTCCATAATGAGGGAATTGCTTGTCGGCTGTGGTTCGCCATCGTCAAGACTCAGGATGCCGCGCAAAACGGCACCTCCGATAAGCGCGATAACCACACCTATCATGAGCTGGACGAACCCCAGTCCATTCGTCGCAGTCGATTCACCAGTACCGGCGAATGGCCGTATCGCATAATCAATACCCAGCGACATGACGATCGCGGATATTAATCCCCCCACGCCCGTATAGATTCTGTCCCGCATGGTCTTGCAGAAAACCACGCGGACTATCACTGCACTGATGCCTACCATCATGGCGATGATTCCGATACCATTGAGGTCTTGCAGGAACGGGTCCAGATGTCCCATGATTTATCTCTCCTCAGCTATGCAATGGCTGGCTATATTCCAAAATCCGACGGTAGTCCTCCAAAAGGAATACCGTGACATCCATCTCACAGGACATCTGATAGATCTCGCCATCATATTCCCGTTCGGCCTGCACATAGTCCGCCGGGTTGATCAGAAACATGGCGGTTTCACGGCGCACACGCCATTCGGCATGGCTTTTCCCGTATTCCGCATGCGAATCATCGGCGTGCAGCCAGTGGAACAATTCATGGGTGAGAGAGCATCGTTTCTGCACGTCGGTCATGTGCTCGTCGATGATTATGGTCTGGACAGCCTCACAGTAGAGGCCTGAAGTGTCATCATCAAGCGTAGCTTCGATGACGTGGACTGGCTGGGTTTCCACGGCATCGAGCATCTGCTCGTAGGTCATGCCACGGTTGATGGGCATGTGGCGGTCGAATGGTGCGGCCGTCAGCACGGTTGAATATCCTCCTATCGAATCGGTTCGAGAAGAGGATGCTCTGACAGAACGGTATAGCCTATTACGCCCAGGGCAAGCAGTCGTCACTAGCGGCCGTCACCGCCTTCCATTTCCGCGAGCTTATGCGGATCCTTGTTCGCCGCCAGGGACACGTCGCCCCTACGTAGTTTCTCCAAAACGATACGCTTACGCTCCTCATCGGTGAGGGAGTCCGGGCCAGTGGCATCCTCGCCTGCGTTCCCGGATTCGATTTCGGTTGACGGGGAATGTTTCCGTATTGGCCGTCTTTCTTCGTCGTTGGCGAGCAGCGGGGATGACGATCCGTCGAGGATTTGAACGATATCATCACCATCCATGACCGCGACGAACTGATACGAGGAGATCGAGTCGGCTCCCGTGACTTCGGGGTGCGAATGGTCGGCTTTGAAATCGACATATGAAGTCAGCTGGCCGAATGTCATCCTCCAAAGCTCGCACATGCGTTCGAGGTCGGCTATACGCCATTCCTGCTCGTCGTTTACCCGTTCTCGGACGTATTTTTCGCTGCGCCTGATTCCACGCGCCAACGCACGGTTGGATAAACGACGTATGCCCATCTGGGATTTGACGCCGATGTTGATTCGTCGAGCGAATTCGCTGACCTCTATTTTCGTTGCCATGTCTCTATTCTACGGCTTTTTGCGTCTATTTGATGCGTCACGCCGACACGCCGATACTATTTGCGCCTACATGGACGCACCTGTATAACCTTAAATGCGCCCACATAGACGCAACTGATACATAGGAGACCTTTTCAAAATGACAAACCGTAAGGAAACACCATCAAGAACCGGAAAAGCGATCCGCGACCGGATAAACGCGATTATCGGAATCAACCGACATTCGAACTACGAAGTCGCCCGCATCATCGACAAATCCGAACGCTACGTGCGTGTCCACCGCAAGGGCGATCTCGAATGGAGCCTGGGGGATGTTGAACGATACGGGGCGGCCACCGGCTACACGCCAGGCGAAATCATGGCGGACACGTTCACGATAAAGCCGGCCATGAAGCGGTAGCACTGGTCCATCGCTAAGGAGCTTATATGAGGCAATATGCTCTAATCCATCGGGCCATCCTAGACGATCCGAGCTGGCGATGCCTGACACGTTCGCAGCAGAACCTGTATCTCCTGCTGCTACTGAAACTTTCGACCAATCTCTGCGGCATCGTTGACTGGCGTCCTAAAAAGCTTGCCGTTAACGCTTCGGATATGACTGTCGAGACGATAGAAGCCGATGCCGTCGTCTTGGAGAAGAAACTCTATATCGTACGAGATGAGGACACCGATGAAGTGCTGATACGTTCCTTCTTGCGAAACGACGCGCCTCTCAAAAGCAGTAAGACAGCCATCGCTGTTCGCTCTAGCTACACGGATACAGCTTCGTCGAAACTGCGTGGAGTCATCGTTTTCGAGTTGCAGCGGCTGTACAGGGAGCAGCGTGACTGGCAGGGATGGGATCAGGTTAGGGATCTGCTTGACTTGCCATCAATCGACCCCCGGAGAATTGTGTCAGGAGGTGAAGAAGCGGTATCCGATGCTCTCAACCGTTATCGGGAGAGCTCTTTCTCTCCTCTACGGGATACCTCATTCGATACTCCATCAGATGGGGTATCTCAAGGGGTATCGGATACTCCATCAGATGGGGTATCTCAAGGGGTATCGGATACCCAATCCGATTCATATTCTCCCCTTATACCTAATACCTTATACCCAATACCTAATTCCTCTTTCCGTGCAAAAAATGAAAAATCGGCGGACGAGTCCGCCTCAGAGCCTGAAAACGAGAACGCTTCTTTCGAATCTTCTCAGAGTTCCAGCAGGGTCGAGGAAGCCTCTCCGGTTCAGAAGAAACCTTCCGCGGTTTCTTCGAAGAAGAGAAAAGTTCCGAAAAAAGAGAAGAAGCCCGCGACCCGTCAGACCGTGTTGGCCCCGGACTGGAAGCCCTCGCCCGAACTTCGCATCACCACGGCCAAGGCTGGAATCAACCTGATCCGCGAAGTCACCCTGTTCGTCGCCTACTACACGCAGGAGAAACCCGAATACCGCAGCGCCAACTGGGATGCCACATACAGGCGTTGGCTCGAACGGGACATCCAAAACCTGAAAATGGGGCGCGACCCCAACAACATCGCGCTACACCCGGAGAACCTACCGGTGAACGGCAGGCTGCCGAAGAGCGTGCTGAACGACATGCATAACGAGGAACTACAGGCGCGGGCCGCCGCCTGGGATGAAGCCCATCCGCGAGAGGAGGAGTTCGATGAACTTTAACGAAGCTCTGCAGGTGCTGCGCCGCATCAACGTGCATCACGGCAACGCGCCAATCAGTGACGCTCAAGCCCAATGCTTCTACGAGGAGCTGGCCAGATCGGTGTCGTTCGACGAGGCCAATGCCGCAGTCCGGGAGTTCTACGCATTGCATCCTCACGGCGAATGGATGACGGTGGGGGATATCAACCTCGCCGTGAGAAGGAAACGACGACAGTCGATGCCTTCGGAGGCGACCATCACCCGGCTGATGGAGGAGAACCAGATTTCCGACCCCGACGAGATGTGGCAGTTCCGACGCTCTCTGCTCAAATCATTGGGCCGTGGCCGCCCCGCCACGCAGGCGGTGCAGCGTGCGTTGGAATTGTCCCGTCACCCGATGCTGGGCGGCCCGAGGGACGGGGCGACGAAAAGCCTGCCGCAGACACGGCCGGGGGGAAACCCCAATCCACGCGATCCGGCCCCGGTCGCGACCGTCGTCCAAAGCATCATCGGCGGACTCTCGGCTCGGCCGCATCGGGCGGAATAGCCCCCGGCCATCGCAAGAACATCGAATCAAAAAACGCCATCAGAAAAACCGATTGGAGAAAAACAAATGGCAGACATCACCACACAAACAATCCGAGACACCTTCTTGGACAACCTTCCCGAAAACGTGACGCGCGAGGAAGGGGAGGCGTTCTGGAACGCATGGCTGAACAGGCAACGCGAAGGGCATGAACCGGACATGCCGACACCTCCGGTCGGATTCCAGTACGCACCAGGCGAAGTGGACGAATTCGACTACGGCGAACCGGACCTGGAAGACGAGCAGCTGACTGAGGACCAGAAGCGAGACATGCTGGGATTGGTGCATGATTATGCGATGAACACGTCGGAACTGGCACGCACCATGCTGGACTGCCAGCATTTCGACGACCCGCAGATCCGGGAGCTCGTACGTCAGACGTTCAAGGATCTCGAATGCGCCGGAAGCCACGTGTCTGACGCTTTGAAGCTGATGGGTTGGACCGCGGACGATGCGACGGTCGGCTGAATTCGCTTCCGTTGCCGTCGATGCCGGGCCATGCGGCAACGGAAGAAAAACGGTTATTTTCAATAAAAAACCGGTTAATTACAAACCCTGAGGTTACAGTGGGAACTGTTTGAGAAAACTCAGGCAAGGAGAACCCTCGAAATGACCAAACGTAACAGCAGCGGTCTGCGCAACGCGGGCGCCATCGCCACCGTCGCGGCATTGACCCTCGGCATGGCGGGGCCCGGCGTCATGACGGCCACCGCCGACGAAAACACCGCGAACGGCAACACCGGCAACAACGCCTCTCAAGCCGTGCCGGAGCCCAAATACACGACCACCGTCGACGGCGTGACAGTAGTCACCTTCACGAAAGACAGCACCGGCGGTTACACGGCAACCGTCCCCACGGTCACGGGCAAGTTACAAGACCATGTGCCCGTGACCGGCCCCGGCGGATTCCTAACTAGCTTGAACTTGACGCGCACGCCGAATAAGAATGACACCAGCGTCGTCGGAGAGGTCAAGGTATCCGGTTCCGCCATCTACACCGGACAGGCAGACAACAACGGTCCGAAGTTCACCGTGAACATCGCCCACTACGAGCAAACGTACGGCCAGGCGGTGCAATGGAACAAAGAGAACCTGACGGACGGCCAGACCATCGACCTTGGCACCTCCACGCTTCCGGCCGACAACAATCCGACCGACCAGCTTGATTTCGCAGGCAGTAAGACCGGCTTCAAATGGGGTGCGGCGGAATGGTCCAACACAAACGGCGCATCCACCGTCACCCGCACAGGCACCACTTCCCGAACCGTGACCCTAAAAGACGATACGGCCGGCATCAACCAGAAGTGGACGGTCAACTTCACCAAGAAAGCCGTGCGCACCGACGCATGGACCACCCACGTGAACGGCAAGAACTACACGTTCCAACTCGACAAGGATGACACCGCCAAGGCCACGTTCGACGAAGCCCACGAATATCCGGGCAGTGTCCACGTCACCGGCAGCAGCAGTTTCGACATGAATCCCACGCCCACGTTCGACAAGGCCGACCCGAGCGAGAAGCTCGGCCAGTTGGATGTTTCCGGCACCGCCAGCTACACGCACCCCAAGGACGACAATGCTCTGACCCCCGCGTTCGAGGCCAGCATGCCGTTCTCCTACACGTCCGGCAACCCGATTGGCATCGACGGCCCAAGCAAGGCGCTGTTGAAGGGTTCCGACGGGAAGACCTACTACCAGAAGTATTCCAACTTCACGCTGGACAACAGCAACAATCCGAACACGGATGAGCTGAAACTATCCGATGGCAAGGAGTTCAGCCAGGCGTTCAAAATCGACTGGGCCAAGGACGCGAACGGCAATCCTGCAGTGGAAGTCGCCGAGCAGAAGGCCGAGGACGGCACCACCAGCGTGTTTGTCCGTCGTAAGGGAACAGTCGATGGCACCGTGACCGTCAAGGATCCGGCCAGCCACAAGAGCGTTGATGTTCCGATCCATATCGCAGTCACCGCCGACCGAGCCCAGGACAAGAGCTTCACCGGCCTAACCGTGACCCGCACCGACGCGACAGGAAAAGCCACCGTATACGACGGGGCCAAAGACTTCAACGCAAAATTCAACCCCGACACCCATGAATACACGCTGACACTACCGGCCGACGCGGTCGGCGACAGCTACACGCTGGGCCTCACCCACGGTGTCGACGCCCAAGCCTCCAAACCGACGCTCACGCTCGGAGAGGGCGCCTCCCGCGTACTCAAGGTCAACGTGAACGGAGCTGACTACACGGTGAACGTGAAATTCCAGCCAGCCGACCTGAAAGCAGATTCCCCCGCGAAACTCACCGGCCTGTACGTGAACAAGACCGGAGAAAACACCAAGGGCGACCTCATCGACAACTGGGATCCGAACCGGCTCGACTACGTGCTCGCGTTGGGGGAGAAGGAGCCAAGCCCATACGTGCTACCCGAAGCCCCCGACGGAGTCACCATCAAAGGCGGCAACATCACGCAAAACGCGCAATCCACCCGTCAGGAATGGACCGTCACCGACACCGCAACCGGAACCAGCCGCATCTACAGCCTGACCGTCACCCGCCCCGTGAAAACCGCAGTAACCGAATTCAAGCCCGCCGACCCAGCCAAACAGGCTTCCACAGTCGACCCGGCCAACCAACAGGACACCGCGCTCGCATCGCACGGGTACACCGACAAAACCGGCAAATACGTCACATCCGACAAGGATTCTTACATCATCCCGGAAGGCGGCACTTTCGCCTACACGCCAAAGAACGGCCAATCCGCAACAGTCACGGTAGCCCACGAGGGAATGACCTACACATACACGGTCAACGTACTCGCCCCAGACGGCACCACGTTCGCGCAACACACGTACACCGTCACCTATATCACGGCAGCAACCCACAAGGCGCAGCTGACCGGCATCCTCGTGGACGGTACGGCCGTCAACGGATTCGATCCGGCCAAACATGAATATGCCGCATCCGTGAATGACCCGGACGAGTGGATGGTCTCCCCTCAATACGACAAGGTAAGCGGCATGACAGTCAGCACCGAAAAGAAAGGCGCCGACGCTACCATCACCGTCACATCAGGTGACGGACTGGTCAAAACCACCTACAAGGTGCACGTCACCCGCAAACCATTCGGCGGCAACGGAAACAATGCTCTCGGACTCGCATCCACGGGCGTCGGAATCGGATGGGTCGGCTGGCTTATCGGCATTCTCGCCATCATCGGCGGAGCATTGGGAATCACGGCCGTGGCCCGCAAGACGAAATCCAATGATGCAGACGAATCCTCCGAACCGGAATCAGGGAACGACGCGACGCCGTCTCCTGATCGGTCTCAAAACGTCTGATCCAGTCAACAGGCTGTGAGGCGAACGCCTCCGTTCTTCGACTTGCAGTCTGTTCGCAAAGCTTGCTGTCATGCGGGACCCTCCTGCAACTGGCTCCTCACAGCATGGCAGCAACATCAGGGATGCCGAAAGGCATCCCTTGTTTTTTGAAGCGAAGATACGCCTTTTCGGACCATGGGACGTCCAGTCTCTTGGAGCCGAAGTCCACGGGCTCCTTCAGCCCTTCGATCTCCTTGTAGTGGAATCCCGTCCGCGGTTCCTCCCAGAAGGAGACGAGCACCTGACGTGCGATCGATGGTATCGTCCGTCCGTAACCGACGGTCTTTTTCACCTGAGTCCTCAGCCGTATGTCCAGCTGCACGAATCGGCGGATGTGTCTCAAATCGAGATTGTCGAACGATCCATCTTCGGGAGAGTGGGGATCGACCTTTCCCGCGTCCGCGTAATCGAGCACATTCACGAAATGCAGCATCTCTCTTGCCTTCTTTCTTGCGAACACCGAACAAAATTCCTCAACATGCATAATAACCCGATACACATCGGTCTCGAATCACCGGCCCCGGGCATGATACGCGCGGCGGCTCTTTCAAAGCTCGATGAACTCGCAGACGGATCACCGATGCCTACCGACGCCATCAGACCCAGAAACCCGCTTGCCTTAATTCTCGGGGAAACCGGGAAACACGACGGTTGCACAAGACGACGTCCGTCGCGCCGGCCGCGCGTACACTGTACGTATGTCGGCGATACCGGAACGGCGGGATCCCACCGGCCATGATCATACGGTTCGGCCCAGAGTCTGGGGAACCGGTGCATAAGGGCGATCGGGCTTCCGGTGCCGGGCATGACCGTGGTCGCCGCCGTCTTTCTCAAGACGGTGATCCGCAGAGACGTTCTGGCGCCCGGCATGAGGAACGACAGCAAGGAGCAGATACATCATGACCCCCGGAATAACATTGGGGGGGGGGGCTGCATAGAAGCCTCCCCGTAATCCGTTTCACCGCCAAGGAAGGCGGCGAACGATGGTCGTGAGACTCACGGAGGACAAGGTCCGCACGGAGGCCGATGCCGTTTTGGGGCTGTCCGCCCTGGACGGCAAGGACGGAGCCAGATCCGGCACGGGCCAGATAACCACATTCAATCAGCTTGGATTCCAAGGCGTTCAGGACAAACCGGACGGCTGGTATCTTCCCTCGAACCGGAATGACGTGGCATTGGTGCTGGAGGCCAAGGCATCCACGATACCGTTGGGCAGGCCGCAGGCGGAAGAGCTGCTGAAGAACATCCGAATCGTCAACGAACAGTACCATAAGACGGTCGGCCTGCTATACAACGGCGACGATCTGCGCGTGTTCAAGAACCTCGAAGAGGTCGAAGCACCCGCCGCGTTACAGGCGGTCGGCTACTATCTCGGATTGTTCAACGAGAACGGCATCGACAAGGACCATATCTACGAGCTGACGGCCAGGATCAACAACTGCCTGCATTTCGAGTTCGGCATAAAGAACCTGTACCATCGCATGATATTCACCGCCTGCGCCCTGGTAGCGAAACGCTATGACGCGCACTTCGTAGCCGACGGGAAAGTCGACTACTCCGAGTTCCATCAGGTCATCCTCAGCACCATCAACAAGGAGATGCTGCGCGACAAAAGGCAGAATTTCAAACTCAACTTGTTGGGTGATGTGTTCGCGGAGATCAAGATGAACCTGAACGTGAACAGCGAGGACGAGAAGGAGCAGGCTCATGTCAGGGAGCTCATCAAGCAGTTCATCGAATGGGTGACCGAGATCAGCGATTGCATCAATTCGGATGCATGGCGCGGCGAGGATGTCATGGGCATCTTCTTCAACGAGTTCAACCGATACAAGACGAAATCCGAAGCGGGCCAGGTGTTCACGCCCGAACACATCACGGACTTCATGTACCGGATACTCGAAGTCAACAAGGACGACAGGATACTGGACGCCACCTGCGGCTCGGGCGGGTTCCTGGTGAAGGCGATGGCGAACATGATACGCGAGGCCGGCGGCGTGAGAACCGAGAAGGCTAGGGAGATCAAGGACGGCCAGCTGTTCGGCATCGAATACGACAGGGAGATATACGCCCTCGCCTGCGCCAACATGCTCATCCACAAGGACGGCAAGACCAACCTCGAACAGATGGACACGCGTGAGGAGACGGCGTGCGCCTGGATACGGCGTATCGCGGGAGGCGTGTGGGAGAAGGACGAAGCCGGCCGGTACGTATACCGCTCCGGCGGTGTCACCAAGGTGATGATGAACCCACCTTACGAGAACAAGTACGGATGCATGACGATAGTGGAGAACGTGATGGACAACGTTCCGCCAAACACGTTGTGCGGGTTCATTCTGCCGGACAAGAAACTGGAGAAGACCGGCAAAGCACAGAAACAACGCATTCTCAAACATCATCGTCTTCTGAAGGTCATCAAACTTCCGGAGGATTTGTTCTTCGGCATCGGCGTCACCACAAGCATATTCGTCTTCAAGGCGGGAGTGCCCCAGAACGACGAGGAGTTCTTCACCTGCTGGATGAAGGATGACGGATTGGTGACGGTGAAGAACAAAGGCCGGCACGACGTGTACGGCAGATGGCCCGAGATAGAGGACACATGGGTGAATACCGTCAAGAAACAGTCCGGCGATAGTACCTGTAAATGGGAAAGCCCCAAGAAACACCTGTCGTATCAGATGCCGGTGAAACCATTTGAGATCACAGAGGAGGACTTCCGCAGGACGGCAATGGACTATCTCATGTTTCAACAGGGTATCGATGCCAAGGAGTTTGATGAGAGCGTTCTCGCAGGAGTCTATGCAGGCGAGGTATCGGATGACGGTGAAAACGTCACCATATCCATTCCGAAAGACGATAAACGATGACGCGTCTAGACATTTCCTCTTGGTCGCCAATTCGTCTCGGTGACGTGTTTGAGTTCGAAGGCATCAAGCAGGCGCGTACGCAACTTGCAATCCCGGATGACGAGAACGGTATACCATACGTGATCCAATCCATCAGGAACAATATGGTTGTCCGCAGAGTGAGCCGTCAGTGGTTGATCGATCACGATGAACCGCCCGTTCCCGGCAATGCCATTGCCCTAGGCGTTACTCTTCCAGCCGTGTCGTATCAACGGGATGAGTTTGGCGCCAGCCAGGTAATCACGGCGAGAAATCCCCGTATGAACGAGTACTCAGGCATCTTCATAGCCGCAGTGCTTGGCCGGTACGTAACTCGATTTACTTATGACGATAAGCCCGGAATCAGTAAATATGAGAATCTTGTCATACATTTGCCCGCACTGGAGGACGGAACACCGGATTGGCACCTCATGGGAGCTTTCATGAGGAAGATATTCGATTCAACAACAGCGAAGCTTTACGCGTTAAAAGGCATCAGCACTTCACACACTGCGGTGGACGTGACTGCGTGGAAAGCGTTCAAGCTGGACGAATTGTTCGACATCAAGAAAGGCACGCGTCTGACCAGAGCAAATATGAAAATCGGCGATATCCCCTTTATCGGCGCCGCCAACATCAACAACGGTATTACATCCTACATCGCAAACAACGAACATCTTCACCCAAGCGGAACACTCACAGTGGCCTACAACGGCAATGGGGGCACCGGCAAGACGTTCTATCAGAACGAATCATTCTGGGCATCCGATGATGTTCATATTCTGTACCCAAGGTTTGTCATGACAAGGAATATCGCCCTGTTCATCGCCACCGCCATCGAACGGGTGGGTCGAGACAAATACGGGTTCGCGGACAAGTGGAAACTGGAATATATGCGGAACGACGAAATCAAGCTCCCCGTTTCCGCTGATGGGACCGTCGACTGGGCATACATGGACAATTACATGGGCCATATCATTCAAGGCGCGTTGACGGACATCAAGGCGTTGAATGACATTCTTTGATTCCCTCATAGGACGGACACCGCCCCGGCATGGCCGGAATGAATCGTTGGCGTCATAGGGATCGTTCGACAACGGTCATCCCCCGTCAGCGAACGATCTCGTTTCCCTGCGTGGAATGCTTGACCTCCTGCGACATCATGTAGGCCGGCATTGTCCCGGGGAGACAACGGCCCTGTCTTGGCTATCGGTCGAAGATGGATTCCCCGTCGCCCAACGCTCCCAGGGATCGCAGCTCGCCGTCGAACCGGTCGTGCTCCGTCTGCTCGCGCAGTTCCCTCTCCCATATCTCATAGTCGTCGGCGCGCAGCCCCTCTTCGGGACCAACCCTCCAGTCGAAGCGTCGCAGCCGGCTGACTCCGGGCATGACGGTGCCATCCGGACGCGTCAACGGATGGTTGACGACGACTTTGCCGCCGGTCGACCATTCATCGGTGACGGCGAACCCGGATCCGTCGGCCAGCGTCTCGTATTCGCCCACGAGCCTCCTGCCTTGCTCGTACCATTCGCACAGATGCAGTGTGAACGACCCGTCCTCATGTTCCTCGTACATGACCGTCTCCTCTTCCGCAATCCTAGAGCTCGATGTCCTGGGCGAGCATGGTGGCCGCGTCGTTTTTGTGTTCGATCCACCATGCCGCGTCGTTCATCCGCAGCACCTGTCTGCGTAGTTCGGCGAACGCGTCACGGTCCTCGATGCGCGCGTGGCGGGCGAGCACGTCGACCTGGCTTAGGGTGCGGCGTCGTATCGGCTCCGCCCGGTCGCACTGGGATTTCGAGCCCCACAGTTCGCAGAACCCGTCGAGCCTGTTGCGCTGCCGGGACGCGATGCCGATGCAGGCGGGGCATGACACCCGTTCCGCGTTCCTCACCCGCTGTTCGACGACCACGTACGGGCCGTCCACGTTGATCCGCTCCTGGTGCCCGCATGCGTGCGTGACGAATCTCCAAGCCATGACCTACCGCCTTTCCGGAACAAAAACCGAACCAATATTCGAACAAATGTTCTATTAA